TAAGAACTAAAAATAGCCCTATTGAATATCAGCAAGTTAGAAATGTAAATTTTAAATCTGAAATCTGGTCATCCCGACTAATTTAAAACAAAGATACTGATTTACAGATTAATATCTGTGGTCGGTGGTAAAGTAGTCGGTGAAAAGTCGGTGAACTTTACTCAATTTAGGTAAAACAGTATTCAATAGGGCATTTCACGCAAAAAGTTGAGAAATGTCAAATAAAAATTTTTCTTCAAAAAACAGACAAACGGCTATTAATGAGATTGTAGGATGGAAAACACCTAAGTTTCATCAAGCCTCTGAATGTTATGTATCTCTTTCTGCGTTTGACCCAGAGAGAGGAAAGTTCCGTATAAAGAAGTTTATGCTCAACCATATCAAAGGTAAGCGTAATCAGAGAGAATATGGAGAAGCCCTTATAAAAAGGTTGACTGAAAAACTTATGCAAGGCTGGAACCCATGGGTGGAACTCGTACAACCTCTTGAGTACACATCATTCGATGATGCGTGCACAAAGTACGAGGCTTATCTATTCAAACTCCTTAAAGAACACAACATGCGTGAGGAGTCTGTTGTTTCGTATTGCAGTAGGATTAAGATATTGAAAGAGTGGAAGGAGAAGCAGAACGTCAATCTGTATTACACTTATCAATTCGATAGCAAGATGGTAGGTCAATTTTTGGAGTACGTTTTTGTCGATAGGAATAACACACTTCGAACGAGAAACAATTATCTCTCATGGATTAAGACGTTCTGTAAGTATCTATTGGAGCGAGGCTATATATCTTCAGACCCTACAGAACACTTTTCTATCGTGCAGCGTCGAGGTCAGTTTAAGAACCGCGATGTTATTCCTGATGATGTCCTGGAGCGAATAAAGGAATGGTTGATGAAGCACAACAAGCATTACTTGCTTGCCTGCTATATTCTACATTATTTATTTGTGCGCCCAAAAGAGATGAGTTATATTAAGGTAGGAGACTTTAATATAGCAAAGAAAACATTATATCTTCATGGTTCAATCGCAAAGAATCATAACGACGCTCTCTTAACGCTTCCTGATCATGTCATTAAATTAATGATAGACCTGCGTATCTTCGATAGTCCAGGACAGTATTTTCTCTTTAGTAATGAATTCAGACCAGGAAATGAACGACGAACAGAAAAGGCGTTCAGAGATTACTGGAGTCGTTATATCCGTACGAGCTTGAATCTGACTGACAGATACAAGTTCTACAGCCTGAAAGACACAGGTATCACGAATATGCTGCGTGCGAACACCGATATACTTACCGTGAGAGACCAGGCACGACATTCATCGATATTGATTACAGACATATACACTCCCAAGGATATTCAGCAGGCTAATCAGCTGCTATTAAATTACAAGGGAGTGCTTTAATTCTATTAAAAGCAGGGCTGTAGGATGGATATACCCCGTCCTACTGTCCATCTTTCCTACAATTATGAATATACAGAACATCCTCCGAGAGCTTAGTAATGAATTAAAAGGGCACAATGCACTAATACAGATACAAGTAGATGGGCAATACGTCATCAAGCATATTGGTGATGTTAACAAATTGGTCGACAATCCTACTCTGATTGCATACAAAGAGGATAGTTCTTTCCTCGACTGGATGGAAGAGGAGATAGACAAAGAGACATATGCAGCTGGGACGATTGCGAATCATAAGGCTGCGCTTGCGGTACTAAGGAGGTTTAAAGAAGGTATGACCTTCACTCAGATTGATTATAAATGTATATGCGATTTCGAGAACTTCCTAAAGAATGCTGGATATGCGATTAATACCATAGCAAAGTTTATGAAGATATTTCGTAGATTCGTCAATCTTGCTATCGACGAGGAACTGATGACTGTCTATCCTTTTCGCAAGTATCATATCAAGACGGAGAATGTTCAGAAACAATCGCTGACAGAAAGAGAACTGAGGAGGATAGAAGATAAGGAGGAGAAGGAAGACTTAACAGAAGAGGAGAGAAAGGTGGTTAAAGGTTTTCTATTCAGCGTCTATTCTGGTCTTCGATTCTCGGATATCGTGCAAGTAACTAAGCAGCACATTAAGAACATCTATCGGAACAAGTGGGTGGTGATGCGTATGCAGAAGACTGACCATGAGGTGAGGATACCTATCTCTAAGATGTTTGGAGGCAAGGCAGCAACAATGATACAAGAGAACAAAACCACTACTGGTAAGCTGTTTCAACTACCTTGTAACGCACGCTGCAACTTGATACTGAAGCGTGTGCTTAAACGATTCAACATACATAGGCACATTACTTTTCATTGTGCCAGGCATACGTGCGCTACTGTGCTATTGAGTAAGGGAGTAAGCTTACCTATTATACAACACATATTAGGTCATCAGAGTATAAAGACAACGCAGGTGTATTCAGCAGTGAAAGACACAACTATTAACAAGGAGATACGAAGAGCGTTTAGATAAAGGTTCCATCGGGACTATGTTTAGAGGCGGATCGTTTAAATCGCTGAAAGAACTTGGTATGTTTGGAACTGTCAAACTGAGTGATGGAGCCTTCCAGAAAACAACAGTAAAAGAGTCTATAGTTATACCTGAAGGTTGCACGAGCGTAGCGACAGGAGCCTTTCAAAATGCTACAGTAAGTACGATAGAGCTACCTTCTACTATATCTTTTCTCTGGGGTACTTGCTTTCACGAAGCACATATAGACAATCTGATTTTCCATGGAACTCAGCCCCCTCAAAAATATGGATATTGGGAGTTCTTAGGAGCGAAGATAAAACACATATATGTTCCTGATGAAAGTATAGAATCTTACCGTTCTGCTAATCTCGCACCATGGTTAGAATATGAACCGCTTAGTAAGTATCATTCGTGAAGTTCACTCATAGGGTGAATAATAGATGTTCCGCTTAATGGAGAAGGTTTGCTTGTAAAAGCCTTTTTATACACCTCTAAGCTCTCGTCTGGGACATAGAACTTGCACCCATTAGGTGTACATGTATCGTAGGTTCTTGTCGTGTTAGAAAATGTCCAGTCGTGACTTGGAGGAGTCTTTCCATGAAAAACGACAACTGTTGCTAAATTGAAACCTAACACATAACGACCAAGCGATGTAACGTTCTCTGGTATATCTATTCTTTTCGTATTATAGAAATATGAACGAGGAGCTGACGATACAGACGGAAGGGACTTGATTCCTTTAAAATGTTTCAAGTCTGATAGGTTATTTGTTTTTATATTGTCGAATATAGTCCCGATGGAACTAACAGCTGCTGCTTCTTCCATACTTAGCTCTCCGTCACCGTCTTTATCCCAGTTTTCTACACAAATGCGCTTTACCTCTGGGTCCTCAAAGCGAATCCACCACTTAGCAATGTTCAGCTTGAGCTTAGGATAGTGTGTCATTAAGGCATCGTAGGTGTCACGATACGCACCAGTGGTGAGGTTGATAGTACCGTCCAAGACTGGGTATGGGTCGTTTCCATATTGACCTTCTGCATCGATACCCTGATAAGTACCGTCTACCAACTGAGACAGCTTATCGAATGCTCGCCCATCGGTAAATGTTTCATTGAAACCGACACAGCGCACGTAACGCAGGGAGTGAGGAACTTGCCCTACCTGTGCATCCATTATCCCAATGAGCATCTTAATCGGCTGAAGGTTATCACACCCACTCACGAAGTAACTCATAACGTTAGGAGCGCAGGCTTCTGTATTACACTTTTCATTCGTGAGTTTGTCGAGGTTTTTCAGTTCGACGTATGAGGTCGAAGCTGGGTAGTCGACTTCTTCGAGTGCACCACCATCAGCAAAGTGCGCTTCGGTGAGTGAAGAGCCACCAGCGAGGAACTTACGCAGACGGAAGTTACTGCGCATATCGAGCGAACCGCCAAGAGTCGAGATGTTCTGCACATCAATCTCCTCTAAGGATGTTGTATTACCGAGCGTAAGCGAAGCTATGAGTATCTTCACCTTCTGTTCGTTCTCATCACCGAGTTTTAATCGCTTGAGTCGCTTACCTATAATAGAAAGCGCACCATTGATGACATAGGAAGACCAATCGCCAATATCGAGCAGGTAGTCTGCTGACTTGACAGATAACTGCTGGTCGCTGGTACCGTTAATATCTACGACTATTTCGCAAGGCTTACCAGCATCTGTGCGAGCACCACGCATAATCGTAGTACCGTATGCGATGGTTGGATATAACTTCATTGCAGGTGTCAGGCGCAGAACGATTGAGTTTGTTGTAGCATCAGCCTGTGCAGAGGTACGCACAGTGATAGCCCCTTCAGCAGTCTTGGCATCGTAGTCGCCAAAGGAGTACTTAGACATAAGGTATTGAATACGCTTCTTCACCCACGCTACTTCAGGTGACTTACCGTCACCGAGCGACTGACCAAGTGGGTCAGTGTCATTCGTATATGTACCTTGCAGCATGGCAAGCTTCATCTTCTCGTACAGCTTGCCATCTTCATTGTAGAGCATAGATGAGAAGTTATCAATCACAGAGAAGTAATACTTCTCGAAAAATGCAAAGAGCTTCTGCTGGTGCGTACCTTTCTGTAGTCCTCCAAGCTCCTCCATCTTCGCAAGCATTCGACGCATCATTTGCGCACGTTCTTCTGGGTACGCTTGTTCCATCAGGTTCCACAGTACGGACTTCTCTCCGTTCCAAACAGGAGTGCCGTCCTCGTAGGTGTCGTGATATTCTACATGGTAGGGCTTTTTCATCAAGCCCTGATTGATGACCGTTAGAATTGTATCAAGGTCATCTTGTCTAAATCGCCATTTGCTCTTTGACATGTTCATTCTGCATTAAAGTTATACGGGTATATGTTCTTTGCGCAGTTGTCGGTCGCTGCCACCGTTTCAACATATAGTTGATGATAAAGTAGGTCACTGATGTCCCAGTACTGTGACTGCTCAGCACGGAACTTCTGAATGCGTGCTGACTTGAATAACTCATTGAGCTGGGCTGCGTCACTAACTGAGCTAAATATCGTCTCAGTTAGTCCGTACTTATCTCCGACTAACTGCTGTCGAAGATTTACAACCGACACACCGCTATCGAGTGTTGAAGGGCAGAACTTCTTATACAAGCTATCGTAATAGTATAGGTTGTATAGATTAGGGTCGTCTTCCTTCGCAATCCAATACTCAATGTGTGTTGAATGTGGGTCAGCGTTCAGTTCGTCAAGTGTACCATTGAAAGGCTCGATGAACGTGTTGCACTGATACACGAGGTTGTATGCAGGGATATAACTCTCAATGAGCTGCTCAGCCCTCTGACGAGTCTCATCTACCGATGTTGACTTATCATCAGCAGGAAGAGCAGCGTAGTCCAAGTCCCAGCAATTCTCCCAAGAGAGTTCAGATACTTGGTACTGATATGCTTCTTCCTCCGTGTTGTAGCGTATTCTTCGCTTATCCCAAGGCACTTGAAACAAGGTAAGGCGTGGCGAGTTATCAGAGCCTTCTATTGATAAGAGGTCAGGGAATAAATCCTTATCATATCCAAAAGTAGCAGCATCGCCTTTGTCTGGTCCTATAGTGAATATGTAACTGTTCCGTCCTCTGCCGTCTGCTTCTCAAATCCAACGAATGTCTCTTGATAGATAGATACTCTTGCTTCGCTGTTCTGTTCGACACCTTCATTAGTTAATCCAACAGCTTTCCATAGGTCGGTAAATGAGTTCACAGAGCCCATCTTGTGGTATTGCATAGAAGATGCAGTGTTCTTCTTTCCTGTCAGTTTAGATATTTTTGAAAGGTTCATGAAAAATTTAAACTTCTTTTGAGCGGTCTGACCATCTTCATAGATGACAGTCGAATCGTAAGACAATTTCCCTTTCCAGTTCCAAAAGTAGTAAAGCATTGACGATGTTCCTTGCCCTTGCATTTGGAAATTGGTAATCGTCAAACGAAGAAGATTCGTATTGCCATCTTTCGGATAGATTTCCAACGTGCCTTTAGGCTTGTATGATTTACCATACTCATAGGCAGGGAGTGGTTTATCAAAGGTAAACACGTTCACCTTGCCACGCACTTTATCAAAGTCAACCGTGGTACCGAGCGTATCATAGATGTCATTGTCCAACTTTTCAGCACTCTTTTCTCCTACGGTTGCAAGTGCATTGATGTAATCTTGATGCACGTTTGCAGCATCCATTGCGCTGTCATAGATACGAATAGAATACAAATCAACATCCGCTTTATCAGAGCCTATGACGATACCACCGCCTGAACCTATCTGCATGGAGTCGGTAAGCAAGTAGGCGAACTTACGAGCTTCGACACCGTCAATGTAGAGATAAACGAGGTTAAGATAATACGTATTGCCATTGAGTACGTAGGTGTACTTCTTAGGACTAATCACGAGTGCCAGACGAATGCGTACACCATCATCAGTATTCATAGCCTGCACATCAGCATTACGCTCACTACGAGTTGCGAACATAATAGAAGAAGGCTTCACCTTCAATCCGATATAACCCTTCTGGTAAGGCATAGCTATCGAGATACACTCTGCATTGTAGTCAGACGTGTTATTAATCTGATAGTCAATTTCGATTGTTTTACCACTCTGTGCTGCCTCCTTCTCAAAAGGCTTGTAATCGATGGTAAGGTGAGAACCTGCGAGCAGTCGCAATGTGCGTGCACCTTCATCGTCCGTCACCCAGCCGTCACGTGAGAAGGCTACGTTCTGCCAATTAGAACCGACATGATCAGAGTTGATGAGATTGCGAAGAATGTTGCGGTCGGTGTCAGTGTTGTTTCTGTTCTTCGCATTGAAATAAAACACCGCTCCAGCTGTAGCAGAGTAACCTTGTGAGTTATCCACTGGGTATGGAATTGCATCACGTAGTCGCACCTCGTCTGTTGGGTGAGTTCTGAACCCAATTAACGCTGTGAAATCAGAGTTATCGATTGTCTCGACCTCAAGAGATAAGGTATATTGCATCTTGGTCTGTGTCAGCGTGTTCTCTGACACATTTTCTTGCAGCACCTCGTTATCCTTCTTCATCAAGATAGACAGTGGTGTCGTAACAGCCTTGCCGTCATATACAGCGTATTCCAATACCTTATTTTCGTACCAGTTAAGTAGCTTCTCCGCCTTGTTGTTCACGACTACCATCTTCACAGCTTCGTTATTAGCGACAGCCATAAAGTCGTAACCTACTGGAGTAGTCTGAACGGTGTTGTCTTCATTCGATAGCCAAGCAGACAGATGGAAAAGACCTGTCTTATTCGTAAATGGAACGGTGTAAGCGACAGGCGATGACGTGTAAGTTGCTGTACCGAACTGACGTTCATACGTCTGTTCGTAACCATCACCCGTAATCTTAACATGCAGCGTCTTAGATATGTTTCCACTAATATAACACGGCAGTACAATATCGCCCTGGTAAGCTTTCCACCAGTTAAATTCTGATATTGAAAGGAAGAGCGCAGACAACGTGATTGAATATACTAACGCTGGAGAGGTTTGCCCCGTCACCTCACCCGTGATCTTCACCATGATGTTATTCTGACCACTCTCAAGGAACTTGAATACATCAACAGTCGTCACGGTATTAGACTGACATCTACCACGAGCCTTACTAACGAAAGTTCCATCACCAGCCTTAGCGAAGATTTCGTATGTTCCCCACTCACCGCTATCTATATAATCCGCTTGCCCGACATCCTTAGTGCGAGACACGAACATAAACTTAATCGTACACTCGCCTGCTGACTTAGAAGCAGAGAGAGTAGTAGAAGGGGATTGATTGATAGCACGCAAGTAATAGAGAATGGTCTGTTGCTGTCCTCCACCACCTTGCCCAATATTAAGTTCAGATAACTTCATTGCCACCCACTGATCACCATTCCATACGAGTACACACGTATCAGAGGTGAGTTCGTCAACCTCAGTATTTACGTTGGAGAGCTGTCCGAGCGAGGGGCGGTTCTTTGACACGACCTTCTTCACACGCTCCTCCTCCGTGTTCTGCGCATCAACGAGTTCGTTGACCTTCTCGGGTAACTTGTTAAACTCATCAGCGGTCAGTCGTCCGCCTGTCTGTTTATGTTCTAAGTAGAGTTTTTCTATCGCCATAATTATGATAGCTTGAATGGGAATGTATAAGTAAATCCGTTGTTGCCTTCTATCTCGACACCGTGCGCAAGGGATAGCGCATGACAAATGATGTCTTGAAGAAGTTTAGGGTGAGAGGAAGAATAACTCTCACCCGTATTGTCTTCGATGCCACGGATAGAAGCTTGTGCGAAGCGGTTATCTTTCGTACGGCTCTCTGTTATATAGACCTTGATGTGCTTCATTCAACACGTTTAATTTATTCTGTTGAAAATCTTGAGAAGGAAGCCTTTTATACTTGGCTTAAATTTTAGTCCAAAGACAACAATAGACGACACCAGCAAGCCCATTATAATTTGCCACCATCTGAATGGCTCGGCAATCTGTACCTGCTCAACGTGCTTATCTTTATGTCGTTTGTTTTCAGAGAAGTTGACTTTCGTATTAGTCTGCTTGTTAGCAGCACTATCCTTTTTCTCTGATAGCCCCCTTTTTTCGTTTCTGCGACTTTCAATTCGCTCTTTAATCGATTTCAAGCCTCGATTAATTATGATGCTGCCGTCGGCTTTATATTCAACCATTGGCACTTTGCTCCCGACATTTGTGTCGGTAGCAAAACTATCCTCCAGGCAAGGGACATCAAAAACGAACTCACGTATGACACTTGTTAGTTCGTCGATGTTAGTTGTGTCGATGAGCAATATATGCTTTTCGTTTCGCTCTGTTTTCACCTGCTCGCTATTATATGTTTGCTTGATGCTTTCAATAGTGACCGACTTCTTTGTCCGACAGCCAACGCACATTGTTATAAGGACGCAAATTAATAGTTTACACGATGTATTTATAGATCTATTCATACTCTTTCGATTTAGGTGAGGGAGTTTTCTCCCTCACTTTGTTACACTTTAAGTTTGAAACATTGTCTTCTCTGTCGTCCGTCGCTATTCTTGTAGGCAACATGCACCCACCTTGAAGTCTTACTCCTTTCCACGATAATTTGATCGTAGGAGTACCCCATTTTGGAGAACTCGTTAGCTATGAATCGTTCAAACTCAGTCTGCTTACCATTGACAGGTTGCAAGTCTGCTGCATAGCCCTCGACGTGTGCGGAGGTCTTCACACCGCCTACAGCCTTATTCAATTCTGGTGAGCGGTAGCCACTTGTTACACGGATAGCAGGGTTCTCGAGTTTGTGAGCCTCGCAATACTTACCCCATTCTACACGAATACTCTCTAAAAGAGTAATCGTTTCTGTAAGGTGAACCTTCACAATAGAAGGAGGGTTATTGTTTATCTTTAATTGTTCAGCGGTGCTGGATTGTACCAGCTCCGCTATTGAGAAATTTGCCATAACTAATCAAACTTTGGTTTATCATCATCTACATTAACGTGCGAACTCTTAAGATACTCACTAAGGAACGGCACTTTGTCTATCGCTTTCAGTGTCAGAACGTAATAAACAAAGCCTGCCACTTTCCACATGGTAGTATCCTCAATGAGCATCATCCTCCAATTTCGGACAATGTTTGTTGAGTAAAACCAGATAGCCACACCGCACAATGCCTTTACAACTCCGAGTGTCTCTTCCCCAGCGTGGAGGAAATAGCCTGTAATGAAGATAGAAGCTGACATTACGAAGAATAAACAACAATGATAGAAGAACACCATTGACTTTTTTAAATTCCACTCCTCGCCATGTTTCAGTCCTGCAACTAATCCGAAGATATAGTTGACACCGAACACAATCAACATAGCATACATAAAGTCCCGTATGGGAAAGAATAAGCTCAGCATTCCGCTGATGACACTACACATTACGTATTTAAATTGTTCTAAATAATTCATAGTAAACAAAGTATTACTCCGACAAACGCACCCACCAGACCAGCAACTACATCTTTCCAATCGAACTGCTCCTTACGGATGTAATAATCAACACACTCTTTTGCCACCATTAGCAGCAACACACCAACAATAGCAGGATACGCCCACGCTTCAACGTTAGCAAACAGTCTACCAAGCACGAATGCTAAGATAAGACCTGCAATGAGATGTAAGTACTTGTCGCTACCAATAGCAGCGATTTTCTCGAAAATCCTGTAAATACAATCTAATACTTTTTTCATTTTGTTTTATATTGAGTTAATTACCAATCAAAATCAACAGTTCCAGTATAAAGAACACCAGCTCCAGGCGTTTCTTTAGTCTTAGTTGGAGTAAGCCATAACGGATTAACATATAAATAGTGACTTATCCAACCGCCATCAAGTTTTCTAATCTCTCGATGATCACAGACGTAAACTCCAACATTGTCATTTCCATTAAAAGCCACCCAATCCTTACCATATCCCATTCCAAAGAATACATAACTATGAGGGGTCTCGCAGTTGAAAATGACCATATCAATAGGCGCACCAAAAGGTATCTCTCTATAAAAGTCTGTAAGACCTGGCTGCAAAGCAGGGTTATCAACATCCAATACAATACCATTATCGCCATCTGCTCCATGATAGCCTGGTGCATATAATGGAATCTTATAACAGACAATATCACGCCCCCCACTTTTCACGGTTAAGGTAGGCAACTGTACTTTTACACCATTTGTTTCGATGTGACCGCCATGATGTACGTACATTATATCGTCTTTGATGACTGCGCAAATCTTCGCATAATGTCCAAATTGTCCTTGACACCATACATCCTTAGCATAGAAGCGTGGCAGACGTTTACGAAATTTGCCTTCGATATACTTACGCATACCCAAATCACCCTCCATAGCCATAATAGCTTGGCTACCCCTGTCTTCAAAGTAGATACCACCTACTGCTTCATTATCCGAATTAAGACACTTGAGCACCTTAAATGAACCACTTACACCATCGAGATTACCTTTAAACCAGCTATTTCCACTGACAACAATGTTTTTTATAGTAGCATTTTGAGCATCAATGTCACCAGTTCGCAAGCCTTCTGTGACTATCTGTTTTGCATCTATCAAGTCTGTACTTAGCTTGCCTGCTTCGGTAATGAACGAAACCTTACCAGTAGTCGTAACGACCTTAAACCTATTAGCAACAATATCAAAGGTACTGTTCTCTCCATCCAAGTGCATACCTACTTTTTCAAGACCTGTACGCAAGTCTTTCACGACAGCAGAGATTGACTTACCACCAACATTAAATTCAGCTTCGAACTGTTTAGTGGTATAATGTTGTGCAGATTGCCAATCCTCGATACTGAACTCTTCGCCTGCTACCTTCGAACGAACACAAACAAGCAGGTCGTTGTTATATTTATCTTGGAAGGTAGCATTGGTCCACTGGTCGCCTGCATCGTAAGGAGGAACTGGTACGGCTTGCACGAAAACTCTACGCTTACCATCAGCAGTATCCTGTGCGTGCTTAGCAGCTTCAAGCGATTTCAATACATCAGCATCTGTTATTTCCTTCCAAGTGAAAGTGCCATCAGGATTCTTCTCGAATGAGTATGAGCGACCGCCTCCTGTCTCAGCATAACTTCTATTATAATAGAGGTCGTGCAAGTGCATTTCTTTCGTTTCGTCATCCGTCCACTCATTGGCAGGCTCATTCGTCAAAGTAGGAATAGCGTCGCCAAAACAAATCAAAAATTGGTGGTCTGTTTGCTCTTTCACCGAATCAATACGACTCTGCATTGACGACAGATAATCTTGCAAACGGATATATTCGCCTTGGCGTGAAGGATTCTCAACACGTATCTCGAAGTTCTTCTTATCGAATAAGAAGATAGGATGAGGAAGGATAAAGGAATTGATACCCTTTATAATTTTAAAGTAAGGCGCACCCTCGCCAGCTGCTGATTGTATGATAGCACTCTGTCTTTCTTCATCAGTGAGGTGACCTAATTGCACAACCTCGTCACCCACTTGCGGAGTATCGCTACCACTTGCGTAGTCATCTACATTCGTATTGTCAGCGATATCGACATAATCAGTACCAACAGCAATGACACGCCTATGCCAGTAGTGATTAGACAGCTGTCCTCCAGCATCTATCAAGTTGAATGTCTCGCACAGAGCAAGGTCATCTACTCGCATAGAGTTATAGATTCTGCGTCCATCAGCATCTTCTTGACGGAAGTAACATCGCCAAGCTCTGACTATTCTTTCAATCTTAGAGATGACAAATCCACCAGCAGAGTTCACTACCTTACCCTTGATTTGAGAGGTCTTCATAATCTCAACCTCTTCTGCGGTGAGTTTACGATGCACGTGCAGATACTCTGCATCAAGATGCCAGTTACCTTCTTCATCTTGATAAATGGATATACCAGACTCGCCACGGACAGACTTGCCAAACACGATACCCTTCATGAATGTAGTCAGTGAGTTAACAATGGTATCTTGATCGGTGCGAACGATTTTCTCCCAGTCGACACTCTTAGGGTCAAGCGAGCGAGCAGACTTTGCTTCGTCAGCTAAGCCAGCGAGTATCTTCTGCGCATCCAAGGTGAGGTAACCTCCAATACGATCGAGCGCATTCAGTACCGACATATTGTCGTGGCGGTGTCCGAACGCTCCATCACCCTTGTAAGCAGCGGTAACCTCACGAGAGAACCACTCAAGGATAGCTTCAGCTGTGGTAATATTCCACTTGTCAGAGTAAGGACTCTGAACTGGAAACAAAGCCCCACTGCTTAGCGGTAGTCGCTCAAGCTCAACTAAGCGTGGGGCGATGGTAAAAGACCCAACATCTGGTATCTTGATATCCAACATTGCAGGTGCAGCGTCCTCTGACCTGGTAATATTCAGGTAAGGACGTGCGTCTGCGTACTTATAGGTAAATGTATAAGATGAAGGGAGGTCTTTCGTCTGCCAACTGACGTCGCTCTCTGTCACTACAATGCGACGTACATAGTTACCCGTGTAGAGGAACTTACCCAAGGAAGGGAAGAAGTCGAGCAACCATTTGCGCTCTTCCTTAGAGAGGAAGCCAGTGTTCTTCTTGTATTCTCTGACCGTGTCAACACGATATTCTTCTGAATCATTCTCAATCTCTGCTACATTGTGCGTATGCTTCGCTGTGTTCTCTGCATCACCATACGCACGGAAGGTGTCGATACCACCGAGTGAATTTTCGAAGAGCACCCACTGTTCTTCCTCACTTCGAATATCTGAAGCATAGTATCGTTGAATGTAGGTGAGTCGAGTTCCAGCAGCATCTTCTACCCAAACATCATAGTAGCTTGGCATCTTGCCTAACTTACCAGCGATGACACCGTATTGCATCGGCATCGTCCACACCTTACCGTGAGAGAGGTTGCCCAACACGAGGTCAGACTGAACATAACTACCGTTCTCTTCTACGTAAGCACGACACTTTGCAACACAGTCCTCGACAGCGTAGTAACTAAGAAACTCTGGCGTGTAATAGGTAACAGGCTTGACGGTAGGCTGCCACGTCAGGAAGTTACGCTTCAACCAATCTGAAGCGGTGTCAGCGAAGTTATCAATACCAGCACGGAGTACGGTGAATTGCCAAGACTCTTGTGCAGCTGTCTTATCTTCGATGAGATTAACTAAGAACTCACGAGCAATGTTCGGTTGACGATAAATTGTAGTCGACTCCTGGAGCTGAAAAGACAACAGCGGAGTGACGATATTCTCCAAGTCTATCTCTATGCGTTTAGCCTTGTTCGGTGTATAAGTGTGCTGCACAATGATTTCATTCGACTCTGCATACTTCAGAATGAATGTAACCTCTTGCGTGCTTGATATGATAAAGTGATTCATCGAGCCCGTCAGGCTGAGAGAATCAGGTTTAAGAATAATATCCATGTGCGAATTGTTTAACACAAAATTACCATATATATTGGAGATGATAAAGGACAGGTTTAAGACCCAATTAAATAGGTACGCACTCCAACCAAACCTCCGTCCGAGTGTATTCGTACTCTCCGTGTCTGAACCAGCCACCTTTTCGAGTTATACGCTCAGTATATGAACGCTGCTTACCATATTGCACACCAACAAACTCAGCTGAAGGTAGAGGAGGGTAGACCGTCACGAAGGTCTTGTTTCGTTCTCGATCAGCTGCTTTGTATTCTTCCCAGCTGACAGATGTTCGTTTCTCTTTTCCAACCCACTTATACTTCACATCCATAGCCTTGAGTTGTTCATTGATAGTAGGAGCAGTAATGGTAGGCTGCATAAGCGATACCGTGTACAGCTCTGACTCTACAGGCTCATTCTTTCCTCCAAGTGTGAACTTGAGTTTGTTGAAAAAGAACGGCACACCACGAATAACAACCTTAGCATAAGAGGATAGGTTCTGCTTCTGCGACTGAGAGAGTAGCAGTTTCACCTTCATATCGTGAAGTGAATTGCGCAGCAGCAAGTCATATTCACGGTAGAACTTTTCGAAGATGCCTTGTGGACCATTGTAATGCAAAGCGTAATCGAAGATGCGAGGATGTGAAGGTGCATTCACATCGTAAGCAGAGATAGTTCCTGCTGGACGACCGTCTGAAAGATAACTGAAGGCGAGTATCGTCTTTTGTTTGTTGGCAGATTCCGAGGTATTCTCCTTTGGTTCTGTCGCAACAACCATCTTCGAGTTGAGTGACATGTATGAACCTACGTAGAGGAACTTACCCATATCATAGGTGAAGTCTTCCTCCTTGATAGTTGCCTTATAACTAAGCATTCGTAACTCTGGTATAAGTTCAGGAACCTTTATCTCTTTTGCTTCAAGAGTTTCTCCCGTGTTGTAGTCTTGTGAAGCTTCGCCTATCTTCACCGTCACTTGGAAGTCACCAGACCATCCTGTCTTATAGATAGCCCCATCGATAGGGTCGAAGTAAGCGTTCGGGTTCGCCTTTACTAAGCTATCTATATCGTCGTAGGAGTCTGAGATTTCTGAGTCAACCTTCTCCTCCGCTGAGAGTGTAACACGCTTATAGTCGTTCTCTGACTTATAAGAGAGTGTAGGTTCTTGGGTTACGCAATGGGTAAGGTCGGTATTCGGAGTTTCATTCAGCGCATCACGCAAGAAGATGATATCTGCAATGCGCTTACCTTCATCAGAGGTGAACTCACAGCAGAACTTCTTACGAAAGACAGAGATAAAATCTGCACAAGTAATATCAGGAACAAGGTCAGCGACCTTTATCTTTCCATTCACTAAGACGTCCATAACGTTGTTTACGACTACCATCTTATTGAATGGTTCTGTGCGAGTAAAGAAGTTCTCTTGCAGATCATACCCAAAGTAAGCGAAGACACGCTTCAGAAGATAGTTCGCACGGATGAATGGCGACATATAATATCCAGGTGCGAGCGTAATAGGTACGTCGTTGACATACTCTGTGCGCTGTACTGCATTATAGAAGTCACAATCCTCACCGCTCATATCGGGGTGAAACGATTTAACTGAAGGTACCTCTGGAAGGAAGTCGTAGATCTTGTCGTATCTCAACACCTTTTCCTTACCAAACCCATTTAACACTTTATAATTAAGACCTTCCTTTTGTCCAGAATCATCCGTGAAAAGCACTGGAAAGATGCCGTAATGCTCATTAGAGTTATTGCGAAGATTACGACAAAAATTAATCCCTTCTTCTACAGTGTTCACTCCTGGTATGAATTCGCCTTTGAAGACATCCTTCAACTTTACCTTCTGAATCCTTGAATAGAAGGAGCCATCGTTAATGTAGAAGGAGGTTGATATTCCACCCTTGTATTGAGCAGACAGCACCACCTGTCTACATTGAGCGAAGTACTCACCATCTTGTATCGCGACATCTGTAGCAGTCATCTTCACACGTCGACCGAACGAGTCAGGGAAACCGAGTATCCTGCGATTACGTTCTGACGAAGGCAACTCGAGCGGTGTCGTCTGTTCTCCGTAATCATTGAAGAATGGATTGGTTCGTTCAACCTGGATCTGTGTGTCGGGCTTGAGGTTGTAGTCTTCGCCCTTCTCTATGTTAGTTATCTTCATTACTATGTAAGGTGTTAAGTCTATTTACTTCCGAATCTTCGTGCCTTGTCTTGTAGCTGCTGCTTCTGTTCTATCTCATTAAGAGAGACTGATGCAGGAATGCCGTCTACAGACAATCGATCAAGCACATCAGTTAATCGCTCGATGAGTGTATCCTTGTAGGAGTCTTTAACCACACCACGCACGTCATTAACTGTTGGTGTGACATATCCACCAGAGGCACGACCTTGTGCCTGCTGAACAAGAAACTTATTCATGTCGAGTGTGCGGATAGTTCCTGCACGCTGCGCACGGTCGATGATATCAATGAATGGTGCAACGGTAGGATTCTCGACGGCTGCATTTGAAGCCACCCACTCCTTGCTGTGACCATAACCACCTTCTCCGACGAGGACGGTTGGTTTGTCGATAAATCCACGTCTGTCAGGGTCGTAGTCCGCACGGAACATTTTGCCATCCTGCTTGCGCTCTACATCGATACTACCACCAGACTCAAGACCTGTTGCGACACGTGCACCTGAAGCAGAGGCAGAACCACCTGCTCCGCTTAGCGTCATTCGCTTCACCTTATTGCGCTCTGCAAGAGCAGCTGCAAGCTGTGCTGCACCCGTGATACCCATCAAGGCAGCAGCAGGAATACCAGCAGGGAAACCCAATTCAGAGAATGTCTTAGCAATTGCAGAAGCAGTTGATGCGATGATCTGCGCTGCTTGAATAGCGAAGTTAACATCCGCATATTTCTTCTGTATCTTCAGCTTCTCATTAGCCTTCTTCTTCTCAAGCTCCGTAGTATCTTTACCAGCTTTCTTTGCTGCTTCAATCTCCGCATCATACTTCGCATCAACGTTCGCTTCCTCTGCTTGCTGTAGTGCCTGAACAGCACCGCTGGAGAGGTTAGAGTAAAAATCGAATGCCTCCTTCATCTTGGCAATCTTCATATTCTTCACTGCCTCTTCATATTCTTCTTCAGATATCTCTTTATTCTGAAGGTGCATCTTCAACTGATCCAACTCTGCATTATAGAGTTCCTGCTGTGAGGCAAGACCATACTGCTGACGTATCTGAAGGCGGTGTTCTTCTGCCTGCTGATCAAGAAGAGTAAGAGCCTGCTGTCGTTCCTGCTCATTGAGTACACTATCATCTTCTATCTTCTTACGACGTGCGGCATACTGGTCTTCGAATGTGTCAAGCCCATACTCCTGTCGTGCTTGTGCCTTTTGCTCCTCTGCTTTCTTCGCATAATCTACGATGATTGCAGCCTTAGCAGCTTCGTAAGCCTTTGTAACTTCCTTCTCACGTTCGCCATTCTCTTTTGCTCGTTGCAAGGAAGCCTGGTAATATCCATCCAAGAGGAGCAGCTTTGCATCACATTCTTCTTTAAGTGTCTGTGGCTTAGCTGGTGCGGACTCCTGAATCTTCTCAAGAGATTCGTAATATTCTTTTTCAGCCTCGATATAAGCAGTGTTCGCTGCCTGCTGTTGGTCAGCGACAGCCTTAGCTTGACCTTCCTGCAATGCTTTCTTTTTCGCACCGTCCTTGAATACTAAGTTTTCAGAGCGTTGCAAATATGCCTTCTCTATGTCGAGAAGTTTGTTCTGATGCTGAATATTGAGAGCAGCCACGTATGCGCTGTATTGCTCTTGTGTAAGACTCTTTTTCGCAAGAGCTTCTTTCAGGGCATTCAGACTCTTATCATAACTTCGCTTTTCAACATCGATATCTTGAGCACGATCATGAGAAAAAAGTTTAGCTGCTACTTCATCAGGGTCTGGACCCTTCTTGGTTTTATCCTTTTTTGTTTTAGTTTTCTTTTTAGAATCTTTGATTCCATTTTCAATGGTGCTTTTGCCTCCGCCAGAACCACTTTTATTTGCAGCATGATTTTTTACATCGGGTGTTACATCGACTGAAAGATGAGCGACCTTCTTATTGCTTCCAGTGTTTTTTATCGCTTCAATAAAATTGTCACGAACATTTGCAGCCATCTTCTTGGCATCATTACCAATTTCTACCCACGTGTCTTTGTAGGCATCCCAAAGTCCCTTGATACCTGTTGTAATTTTATCGACGTCAAACGAAAAAGCACCTTCAATAACCTTTGCCCAAGCCTTTGCCATTCGACCCATACCTTTGAAGCCATCAATTACGAGATAAACTCCAAACTTGAATACCTCCCATGTACTCTTGAAGTTGTTTTTAATGTGTTCAATGCCTGCACGAAACACCTTAGATTCATTATATAAATCAATGAAGTAGTTAATGATTTTAACTGTGTAGTCGATAATCTTAGACAAGGCTTTAACTCCGAATATCTTAGCTTTCATTGTAAGCTCATCAAAGCCATGTTCGCCAAGACCGAAGAACTTAGACATCTTCTCGTTAAGTTCTGCTTGTGCGTCGACCTCTTCACGCTGGAGTTCTCCGTATTCGCCTGTTACGCCCTTCAGCTCCTCCATATTAGTAGACATATCTGCTAAGGTCTTCACGAGTTTCATACCCTCGTTGCTCGCTGTCTTACCAAAGACCGCCTTCATGACTTGACCCACCTGCATAGAGTTTTCAGGCAGCTCCTTAATCTTACCTGAAATCATCTTAATAGCCTCTAAGATGCTGGTCTTTCCTGATATAAGGTCAGCTTCGAGTTGCTTACTTGAGATACCGATAGAATTAAGTGCGCTCTGTGTAGCTGAAGACATAGTACGAATACGGTTTGTTGCGGTCTGTATCAACCCCATACCTGCCTCATTAAATATACCTGAGCGTGTCTGTGTGATACTGGCAACAAGGTCATTCACCGAAGCCCCAGCATCGCTGAAGGCTGGTCCGAACTGTTGAATCTGACTGAGGAATGTTCCATTAAGATCTGCACCAGTCTGAATGCCATCCTTAATTGCATTAATAGCTTCGACAGTTGATATTCCGTACTGATTCGTCAATGTCTCAACAGTGCCGAGAACTTCCTTGTAGTCTTTTCCCAGCTGTGAAGCGAGTGCTGATATTTGACTTTGCGTGTGGACAAGTTCATCACCCTGTATATTGAAGAATTCACGTGTCAGACGCTGCGCTTCTTCTATCTCGACATTGTATTTATACCACCACTTTGCTCCTTCTATCACGGCAGAGATAGAAGCAACAGCAGCGGTAGCCACACCAACGAGCTTTGTCCAACCACCAGAGATAGATGAGAACATACCTTCAAACTTTCCCATAATACCAGACGTCTGTTTCCCCATAGAATCAGTCAGTCCAGAAGCATCACGACGTAATTCTGATATACGTCCATTCACGCTACGAAGCTGTGACGCTAAGTGCTCATACTCTTTAGGGTTAGCTGCCTTTGAAGTGTTGTTCAGTGCTGTCTGAAGTTCCTTGGCATGTTTCTTGAGCTGTGACATCGTCATAGCATTGACATCCATTGCGGAGCGAAGTTCACGCAGTTTCTTATTATTATCAGCAATCTGATTACTATAATTCTTCACCTCTGCTTGTAAGCGTTTGTACTCAGCGGTCTCTTTCTTACCTGCTGCCTCGAGGTCGAGCATTCGATTCTGTCGAGCCTTCATTTCCTTACTAAGGTCTGATGTCGCACGCTCAAGCTGTCGTAATTCCTGCTGTGCCTTGTCTGTTTTTGCATCGATGACCAAAGATATATGGTCTTCTTTGATTTTGCTCATATCTTATCTATTGATTATCTGTGAGTAATCTGTGCTGTGAAAGTGCATCTTCCATTTTTTGCCTCCAAGCTTCACGAACCTCATCCGTAAAGCCTGCTTGGATGTCGGGGAAGGTCTCGTTATAAAGTACTCCCCAGACAACTCTGTTATAGATAGCATACTTAGCACGCTGCTTCTTTGCTCGCTTAGAGCTCATGCCAGCATAGTTTAGGCGATATTGCATATCGAGGAAGCGAATGTAAGAGAGAACTTTGAGATATACGGAGAACTCTCCATTCGATTCTTTCGGAGTGAACGCACGATGAGAAAGGAAATTACGAAGTGTACCCGTACGCTCCTTGAAGTAGCGATTAGCAACTTCTTCCTGCGTCTTATAGATAATGCCGATATCACGACGAAGAATCTCAGAGACGAACTCATCCTTTACGAATTGATCTGTTATCATGACACAAAGATAACACGAGAAAAATAATGGGAAAAGGACAAAAAAGCGAGGGCAGCACGTCTCACGACGTACTGCCCTCAAAAACCATAACTTAAAATATAACTATAACTATAAAGACTTATATTTCACGGAACATCCACTTGAATTCCAACCCTTGCGCACCAGGACGATTGCAGAACTTATATCCTGCATCGAGAAGAGCTGTGGTTATTTGCTCTGCACACACCTTAGCAGAAGGGTCTAAATTGCGAATAGCATCTATTACCTCGGGGGTAGAGAAGAAGTGAGTAGCTTCTGCTGGTGTCGAAGCTGGACGGTAAGTTGAAGACAAAGCTGCCACGTAGATACTGATATCTGTTATAGGCTGCTCGTCGTTTTCTTTCTTTGTTGTCATTGTCTTAAGGTTTTATTGTTTTTGATTATCGGCTTCTCCGTGAGGCTCAGCCGAGGTGAGAAATGAGTTGAGATCCCTACGCAGTGAGCGTAGAGTGTCGAGGAATGTGAGAACGGTGTCAGACTTTATATTGCCAGCATCCCTCCATTGATCAATAAGAAAACTCTCGATAGCTTCTAAGCGTTCTGTACGCTCAGAGATATAACCAGGGTCGAGCATTGCTCGAAGGGTCTCAGATGTTTTTTCGTCGAGATTAACGATAGACGCTTTCATTTTGTATTTCATTTTAAATCAATTATTTTCTTTACTTCAGACAGAGTTTTATAAGAACTCTTAAGATTGTTCACACGCTCTTCCCAACTATCCATAGCTGTTTGTTGACGAGAAGAAGCTTCGCCTGCCTCATGAATACCTCTATAATAGTCGAGATAAGATGTCGCCTTCGTGAGTTGACGCTTAACATTATCTCTTAATGACTTTATAAGGCCTGGTGTTGAACAGAAGTCATCTAACGGTATGAACAAGCCTTTTTCAGCATGGTAGTCATAAACAGCAGGGTCGGTTATGATTTTCATTTTGCACCCCCTTTCTGAACACTACTTTTAATATGATCAGGCAAAGAATAATATTCGTCGCCATCGTCTGGTACAGACTGAATAGACTCTTGAGAAGAATCGAAGCCAAACATACCACGTACTGGTGTGAAATAGAGGCGCAACATACACCTTCTCATTATGTTGTTTCTATGAACAGAGATAACTCCGAGAGGACCTTCGCTAACTTTGAAAAGGAATTTTTCTTCAGCCTTTGGGATAGCACAAAATTTTTCCTCCAGTTCTTCAACAACCTTGTTGAATGCTTTTTTGTCCGCTACAAGAACTCCTTGGTGTTCCCTCATACAGTCAGCAAGCGGTGCAAGCTCTTTTGGGATTGAATAATCGATAATACTATAATCAAAGAATATCATTTCTCACCTCCTTTCTCTGTCACTTCATTAAGGTTCTTACTGAGTTCCTCGCTAAAACCTTCCAAAGAAAGCACTTCTTTATATTGAAGACGTATAACGGCTTCTGAGAACTCGTGAGCAGTAATGATATGGATATACCCTTTATCAGTTTCGATTTTATACCTTCCCTTTGCCTTAGGAATGGCATCCAATTCTGATTTAAGTTCTGCAATAAACTTCTTTAGTGTATGTTCGTCAGCCATAATGGCTTGGTAACGTCGCTCCATACAGATAACAACAGGCGCAAGGTACTTCGGGGTAGAAGATGCCTTGAAATAGTAGTCAAAGAATATCATTTTGCACCTCCTTTCTTAATTATACTTTTTAAATGATCTGGGAGAGTGAAAATTGCTTCACCTTTATCGGGGACAGGAAAAATCTCAAGGTTCTGCTGGTCGCACTGGGTAGAACTATCAAAAGTTTGAAAGCCCCACAAGCCAAGTATGTCGGAGAAACTTATACTTATCACCGAGAGTATAATTTTATTGTCGTAAATAGAGATAGAACTATCAGAAAGATTGAGCGTATATTTTTTATTCGCATTGGGAATCGAGTTAAACTTCTTATACACCTCATCGATAAATACTGCAAACGTATCAATGTCTGCTACAAGAACCTTGTTATATTTCTTTATATATTCGGAAAGCGGTTCAAGGTCTTTAGAGATAGAAGGAACCTTGCGATAATCATAAATGAATATCATGCCTTGCCTCCTTTCTGTTTCTTTTCTGATTTGTTCATACGATAAACTAAGTAGCCTGCACAGAGGGTTGAAACTACGGACGTAATAGGCTGCTGCTCGATGGCTACAGCTGCTACGATCACGCACAAAGATACAAGGTTAACTCGAATTACCAAACGACGGGTAACTGAGAACTCGCAGATACGGCTGTAGAACTCGCTTTTAGCGTCGAGCCAAAGATTAAGAGACTTGATTTTGCGCTGTATCGTAGCACGTACGTCGATAGGCTGCTGTTGCTTTGCAGAGCTCTCGAATTCGATTACTTGTTGCATATTGCACTCGGTTTTGACATTGCCCAGAACCGCTGGGTACGGATACAGAAAAAGCGGATGCTCTTCCTGTTCGTCAAAACCGAGATTTCTCCACAAGGGCTAAATCACATGGAAGGCATCCGCCATATCTTCGTTGCAGTGGTCTGCAATATGGGCATAAAAATAAGCCCAACGAAGTAATAAGTTTCGGGGCTTGATATCATCTCGCCCTTGTTTGAGAACAATGTTCTCGGTTTTGACAGTTGCAAAGATAAGAAGTCTTTTTGTAACCGCCAAATAAAAACGCAAATATTTTTTGCGCCACGCAAAAATTACCATTCATCCCCTTTTTTATTCATAGCTTCACGAAGTGATGTTATATATTTGTAACAATCTTTTTTAAGTTGTATTTCTTTATTAGGAGACTCTGTGTAACGTGGACTGAACTCCATTGGACGATTTCGAAGACCAATGTCTGACAATATACACATAAAGTCACTAATAATCCAACGATACTTACCATCTTTAAATCTTAATTCAAGGCGTGATTTTATGCTATTTGATATGGTATATCCATTAAGTATGATTACACCAGCCTCTTTGTCTCTTGATTTTATAACTGCGTCAGGGTTTTTGTAAGTCTCGGAAATCCAAGTAATTGCCCTAAGATAGAGTTCCGCAGCAGTTGTGTTGGGCACTGTGTCTACTGCTGAAAGGGTAAATCTCCCCCCTATTGAATCCATTTGGCAGTTTTGTAAGATTCCTTCATTCTGAGCTGCACACGACATCGTAGCTAAAAGTAGTACGAATAAAAATAATACTTTTTTCATGAATCTTTTGTTTTAATTTGTAAATAAAGTTCTATCCTTTTGCCCAGCCAGTATTAATATCATTACGCATGGCTAAGACGTGTTCTTTGTGCGAAGCTCTTGCTATAAGATGTATAAACTGTTTGTAGCCTTCACCTTCTATAATTATAGGATAATCCGAGATGCCTATAACTTGATGACTTTTTTTGTACTCTTCAAAAAGTGTGGAAAATAATCTGCTGCGATATTCTTGGGGTGAAAGGTCTTTATTCTTACCTTTAGTGTTTCGATTCGGAATGAAATTCATATCATCACAGAGGTAAAACAAAATAAGTCCTTGATGCTGTGCAAAAACACCAGCTAACCAAGTGGCGATTTGGTAAAGAACTTTATAGCAAGTATATTGCTTGCCAGCTGTTCGTTCAATGATAATTTCCCCTATTTGTAGATTATGATTTAAAAGCCTCTGCTGAATATCGTCAGAGAGCAAATTTATATCCACGTCATTTACAGAAAGAACATATTTGTCACCCTCTGGGGTTTGAATAGAATATGTTTCTTCCATTTATAACATGATGCGTATCGTGAATTCTTCAGGTTTCATTTTGCGCAATTTCTCTACCTGAGTACGCTTATTAGCTCTCATTTTATCAAGAATTCTCCTTACCTCAGGAGTAGCCTTGATAACGGTTGTTGGGATTTTGCTATGTGCCATAACTGTAATAAGTCGATATATGTCCGATGCAAATGTAAGAATAATCAACGAAATAAGCGACATTTTGTGCAAATATTTTTTGCGTGACGCAAATTTTTCATTATTTTATGCATAAAGCCCCTCGCATTGCGAGAGGCTAATATGCACCCATAGGCGATGAGTGACTTTTGTCTTAAGGTCAATGAGAACCTCGCCTAAATATTTTCAGCTACTCGACGGATTCGAGTAGATAGGTCCATAAGTGCGTTGCGCAGCTGCTCTGTTTCCTGCGTGTTGAAACCGCCAGCTCCTCCGTTTCCATCAATACCATCCATTTTGTGGTAAAACCAAGAAGGAGACTTTTGAAAGTACGTTCCAGCAAAATCACGCCATGAAACCGCCATAAGGATGTCTTGTACTTTTCTTTTCATATCTGTAACCACTACTGGTCTTGTCATTACTGTTTCCATATCTATATAGCTATTATGTTTTATCTTTTTCTCCCCCCCCCTTGGTGAGGGGGAGAGGTTTGTTCTTAGTTGTATGGTGTCCGAACCATTGTATCGAAGAGTTGTTGTAAGTCTAACAAGAGCTCTGGATAACCATTTGGATAAGAGCGATTATAGTTTCTCATCCTTTCGAGGAGTTCCCGTTCTTCGGGTGTGACCTCCATCATTTCTTTTTTCTGTTTCATATTCTCATTATTTTTTTGACAATACAAAGGTACTACAAATATTTGTAGTATGCAAATATTTACTATAAAAAATCGTAGTAAGATTGAATATTTAACATTTAAAACATTTTCGTGACTTAACGAAATTGATAACTATTGATAGAAAGTTTGTTTTTTCTCAATATTTGACATAAAAAAGCCGTAACAGTTCGGAAACCGCTACGGCTACAAAGAAACGAGCATCGTGTTTTATTTTTCAACGGTCACGAAGCCGTTGTTAATTAGGTCGGTAAGAAAGGCATCGGGGCTGTTAGTCGAAACAAGGTATCCCTCGAGTTCTTGCAAGCGGTGAGCGAAGCGCACCATATAGTCTTCGTCTGTACCTTCGTTATCGAAGCGACTGCCTGTGCGAAGCTGGTGAAGGAAGTCGGCTGGAGAGGTGGCGACAATTTTGTCGCCATCCTTCAGCCTGTAGGTTGTTAACATGCTGCTAATTTTTTAGTTCTCAATCTGAAGTATAATTTTTCGCTTTCGGTAAGGAAAGGCACATCCTGCAAGGTGGTGTTGGTTTGCACCTTACCTTGTTTTGCAAAGGTAATCATTTTTGCGAGAAAATGAATCCAAGCAGACATCTTTGTGAAGTTTGTTGAACCTCCGTGCTGGCGGAACTCAACCGTGCGGTGGCGTGCGTAGGCTTCAAGGTTTATCTTGTGGTAGCGGTTGTTAGCAAAAGCAGCTCTAAGGTCGCTAATGTTAGAAGCTCGGTTGATTGCTATCTCTGAAATGGTGGCAATGGTCCTACAGTAGCGGTTGTTGCGTCTGCTCTGTGGCATAAAATGGTCGATTACATTCTCAAGGCGTTTGTAAGTTATAATAAGGTTCTTCCAAGTCTGAAGGTCGAATTCAGCAGCGTCCATGTGAACGTGAAGTCCGCAAGAGTCGTTAACCTTAGCGTTGCAAAGGTCGAGGACCCAGCAGACCTTTTCAAGTTCCTCAATTCCTTGCTCTCCGTGGAGGATTGGGCTAACGAGTTCGAAGGTGTTGTTGCCAGAAAGGCTGCTGTCGGTAACCAACTTCCAATGGTCGTTGTGGTCGTTGTGGTTGTAACGCTCAACGTTAACTCTGATGCCTGCTGCGGTAAGTTCTCTTGCGAGGCGTTCACGTGTGCAGTTGTAAGCTTCAATCTCGATACCGAAGTTGCGGTTGAAAGTGTAGTCGAGTTGTGGAAGAACTGTTGCTGCTGCTTGTGCCGCGGTCTGTGTCATTCCTTGCATCATTCGCTTGTAGACGTTCTGCACAAATCCGTAGTTTCCGTTTGCTACAAGGTCAGCAACCTGTCTGCGTGTAAGTCCGAGGGTGAGGAGCTTCTGAATCTTTGAAGTCTTTGTTCCGTTCTCGTTGAGAATGTTCTGAATTTGCTCGTTCATAATCTTTGTTTTTTGAATGTTCTTTGTTTCTAATTGTACTGCTAAGGTAACACTATAATAAGGAACACGCAAGTACTATCGCCTTTATAATCAGTGATTTAGAAGTAATTATCTAATGATAAAAAACGATACAAAAAGGGCTAACGCATCACTGCGTTAGCCCGTCATCCTAAACAATCTTCAATCTGAAAAAACTATTAACTATCAAACTATAATTCTACCAACTTATTAACGATACAAAGGTAAGGATTTAAGGCTGTTTCGCAAAGGACCGACTTAAAAGGTGCGTTCCAAGCGTGTCAGGCGCAACACAATTGAGCATCAAGGTCCAACCAACCGAGGAGAGTTCTGTAGCGACAAAAGGAATCATCTCCGCCTTGTCGAGTTCGCCTCGAGATATCCAATCGAGTTCGCCTTCTTCGGCATCTGCAATCATCCAAGCGTGAATCTTAGAGAGTAGGCGAAGTGCAGAATCGGAGGCAAGCATATATTCAGCAGCGTCAGCACGGTTCGTCATCTTGCTTGCAACGGTGATAGCGATACGCTGGGTTACTTGGTAAGAGTTGCGTCCATCCGCTGACATATTTAGTTCGCCATAATCAACGAACAGGAAAGAACCCACTAACTTATCGATGCGCTGCTTCAATTCTTCGAACGACTGACCATAGACATAGTTGGCTATCTCAGGGAGTCGCGACACATTGGGAAGTTTATCAAGAGACTCCGCAAGGTCATTATAACCAGGGAAGTCACTCGCACCATTGGTAAGTATAGCACGAACACCCTCTTTTGACGGATATTGTGCAAAATAGAGAAACTGATCTTTAATCATAATATCTTATCGATTACAGAGATAGGAAGCCCCACCTCCTCACTGATTTTTAATTTATCCCATCCAAAACCCTTCATATCCTTAACCGCATCGATAGTCTTCTTGCGCAGCACCTTCAGATAAGTAAGTACGTTCATCTGCTCTATCTGCTTTGCGTTTCCAAGCCCCTCCTTGGAGAGGTCGTAGAGCGCATCAGAGGCATCGGTGGTGATAGGCTGCTTGGGTTTATGAGCGAACTTAGACAGCAGAGAGAATGAAGTTTTACTAAATAGATAATTGTTAAACGCCTGAAAATTAAACGATATAGCTGTAAGCGTTTCGAGTGGAAGTTTAGCGAAATCGTTAGCTAACTCGTGTGCACGTTCAGAATTGTACTCTTTCTCTGGATAATAGAGAATGGCAGCGAGCAAAGGCAACGACTCCTCACCTCGCTCGATAAGCCCCTGTGCTTCGACGTACTGAAGGGCAGTAAGAGAGCAAGTAAGCGTACCGAAACTCGTCTCAATTCGATAACCAGGAAAAGAACGTCCGTCAATCTGAACAGAAGGAATGAGTTGCGCACAGAAACAGAGGTCGATTACGTATTGATAGTCGAGCCTGCGCAGCACACGTGCAAGTGGAATATTCAAGCGATAAGGGTCAACACGACGGCATAACTCGTAAGTATCCTCGTCGACACCATCCAGAACGCTATTGTTATCAGGATAGTTTATCTGAAACATAAACGTAAGCTGTTCAGAGATTGCGACGAGGTTAGCAATCTGTTCCTCTGAATGGAACTTGCGCTTGCTCCAACCCATTATATCGCACAGCCAGTTAATCCGAACCTCTCCAGCTGACAACTCGCCTGCTGCCATACGAAGGAAGTCGCCTACAAGTCGGGTATACTGACGGTCGTTCATCGCATCCCAACGGTTAGAGATGCGATGTATGTCGCCTTTATATACAAGTTCGATATCTTTCATTATGGCAACATTATAATGTTATCATCAGGGTGATTGTACGCTGAGTTCGAACAGAAGTCAGAGACAGACTCAGAGGAGAGCAGTGTATCAGCATTCGAGAGGAGTTCTTCCGCCTCACGATCGAGGCGGTCGGCAAGTGCGAAGATAGCACTGGATTCATCCTTGCCAGAGCGTGCAGCGTGACTATCATCGAAGAGGTTTCGAATCGTCGAAGGGAACTCGAGGATATCAAACCTACGGAGCGACTTTGCTATTGTCTTCTTTACCAAGGCAAGCAACAAGATAGGACGAATGCGCTCTCTATTATCATCTGTAAGTTTCTCGAAGTAAATCGACATAACTTCATCGAGTGTTTCCTTTTGTAAAGGAACTGTTCTGAAGAAGTAAAGATAAGATGCATCGATAGGATAGATTGAATCCATCTGATCCATTGTCTTTATTTCGCAACGCTCCAAGATAGGGAAGTAAGGTGTCTTGCGCCACAGTTCTGCAATCTCACCTTCAGTAGGTTCAGACAACAGTTGCACGAGCGTATCGATAGCGTTGCAATAATTTTCCATGTAGGAACGCTTCATCGCTTCCAGCTCATACTTATACACATTGACCTCGCCCTTCCTTCGATTAACACTATCAAAGATGATTTGATTTGCCATGGTCATGTTCGCCATAGCTGCACGTAAGGCTTCCATAAGAGGAGAGTCTTCTTTCTCTTTTAAGAGTTCATCGAACACAGCACGACTGATTACGGTTTCGATACGCTTGCGAGCCGTAAGACCAGACGAACGCAAATCGTTCAGGTCCATATTAGTTTCCACTCCAGGCGCATAAAGACTGAAGGTGGAGAAGTTCTTGAAAATGTCTACGAGTATATTCATGACTGCTGCTGATTTAGTCTGTCTTTCGGTGCAATTTCTTCCTGTCGCTGCGGAACCTCACGATAGAAGCCTATGCGATAACCTTGCTTATAGAGTTCAGGGAAGTTCAAGCGGAGAGCGAGATTAAACGGTTCTGCACATATCTCGTCCTCTGGAGTAAGCGACATTATATAGATAAGGTAGTTATAGTAAGCGTCAGAACCTGACTTGCTGATGACACCATCTTTACTAACCGCTGTGATAGATGCATCCAAACCAACGCTTGATAGTAAGGCTTCTTCTGCTCGCTTATCGTACGAAATCAAAGATTCGATATATTCCTTATACTTAAGGTCGATTGTTTCGATTCTCCACTGCTGCTCGTTACCAGAGCTATCCATAAATGAAATAGAAGAGTAGGCTTTGCCTTGGTTATCTGCACCGCTCAGATAGTCGCCTATCTTGCGCAGCTCCAATCGCATATACTCTACAAGCAACGATTCACGGTATTCTGTACCGATGCTGATGCCATTATACTTCATAAGTTCTTGATCCTTAGATTTACGAACCTTATTCTCCTCGCATAGCTTAACTAACTGATTACGTTTGCTTGACACCCACGCATTCGGAATGATGATGTGAATCTTCGCTGCAAGGGAATTACGCAAGAAGGAGTTAATGTAGGAGGCGGTCTTGTTACTACCTTGAATATATGGACGTGCGCCCTGGTGGGTCTCGTTCACACCGTAGAACTCATCTACTGATTTCTCTCTGTGGTGTGACACGGCAGCGAATAGATAGTTGTCAACTTCTGACAATGCGAACTTAGGGTATATCTTGTAATTGCCTAATCCGTATGTCCACCGTCCTACAGCTATGTTATTGAAGTCGCTATAATTAATCTGATCGTATGCTACATCCTTACGATTAGTAGCAAGACGACAGTGTTTATTCTCTAAGGGTTCAAGTCCTGCTACTGGTAGCATACCGATACGCTTACCACGTGAGAATCTCCACTTACAGAAGAAGTCACCGAACCAGTAGTAGTTCTTGATGCAGGTCTTAGCAAACTCCTGTGCAGATGTTTCCATTCCACGCTCCTGCCAGCTATTCAGCCATTCATCCCAAGCAGGCAGTGCGGTGTACTCACGTCGCAGCTTACCACCTTCTACAGTCTGCATATATGCGCATGGTCCATTACCATAGAGCATTTTAATCTCCTTGCTATACAAGCGAGGCAGCAGGCGGTTCTGCTTAATCTCCATCGCAACCTCTTCGCACAGTGCGTTGTTCACGCCACGCATACATACCTGATATCCGTTAACACTCAACCACTGGTGTTCGTGTAGGTACGACTGTCTACCCTGTGGTACGAGTAGCCCTGGGCTTGTCGACAACTCTCTTCCTTCTCCAATCTGAAAGGAGAAGGTATTGCCGTCCATGACGTAGAGTCCAGCGTTGCCGTGCAGTTCAATACTATCTGTCATAACCAATTTATCTTATGTAGTTTATATCCGTCTTGTGGGAACCCCATGTATCTGATGAGTATGCGATAGCACATCTTAGGGTTTCCCTCTTGGTCCTCGAAGAGAAAGTAGTTCTCGGAATCGACCTTGAAGCACTCGTCTGGTAGTTGCGTGCGGTACTTGCAATGTTCCTTGACTACCATTTGCTCGCCTGCCATCCCCTGTGAGCGAGCGTAAGGAAAGAAGCAGATAGTGAAGTCACCTTGTGGTACTCTGCTTATCTCTCTTGCCCATTGCATTGCATCGATGCCGTTCAATTCAATTGTCTTCTCCATTACTTGCGAAATTACTGAAAACCGCTGTGGGAACAAAGGACGATTTTATCCCCTCCCTGTCATATTTCCCAACTTTTGGAACGTTGCACCTCTTTTCCTCAACTCAGCGGTGCGTGGTGATTTCGGTCGTTTGTTTATTTTTGATTTTGATTTTCAAAACGTAAACCACTGAAACACAATAAAATAATATTTTGACCTATGTAAATAACCTTTATTATTGCCCTGTTTTGGACATTTTTTATATCAAATATTGGACATTATTGGGTGTTATATCGTGATGTTTTCAGGCAAATCATCAGGATAACTGCTTAATTCCTTCTTGATAAGGTCAGAATAAAGACCGTATAAAAGGTAAATCATCGCACTTGGGAGCTGCGTTGTTAGTCCTGGTCTTCGCTTGAGTTCTTCCTTCTTCTCTGATGCTTTGTCGAGTTCTATTCTGCCGTTGGTTTTCTTCAACGGACTAATCAAAATTGCACTGCAAAGGTAAGGGCATTCGTTCTCATCTATTCGCACCTTCGGAAGCAAAGGAAGTTTCTCACCAAAGAGCAACTGGCAAAGGCGGAACTGCTGCCAGTGGTAGATAGTAGGCGCACCGTCGTTGTAGAGGATAACTGAAAAGCCGTAACTCTCTAAGGCTGCTTTCATCGTTAGTGAGTCAGTAGTTATCTGTTCTAATTCCTCACGTGTCTTGTTACCAGCACGGTCAGGATAGAGATGTATCACCTTATTCACTGCATCAGTACCAAAGAACGAATACACCTGTTGTGCAAGATTCTGCTGGTCATCGGGTATGTAAGCCCAAAACTCCTTGATGATGTCGAAGCGACTACCATAGTCTTTCTTCTGTCCGACGATGAGCGATTGGAAGTTACCAGGGTCGTAACCAATGTAGAGCGGTTCACGCTTATCGTAATGTCGAAGATAGCGAGCGGTGAGGGTGAAGTGGTCCTTGAGGTTTAGTTTCAGTATCTGGTCATAGATATAGCTATCCTTGAACTGGTGTCGCTCGTGATCGTAGGTGGTAAAGAACTTGTTAGTTACCTCCTTATGTCGAATAGCACAGATAGCCGTCAAGAACTCATCCATATCCAACGTATCAAGCTGGGTCTTGAAGAACTTAGGACCCAAGATGTCTTTATTGCAGAACGATGAAGCACGAATATAGTAGATTGCGTTCCTTCGCATATCTGCTAATCGTGGTTTCCATCGGGTAACAAAAGCGTTAAGGCGTTCATTTTCCAGTCTTATCTTCTCCATTGTGACAGGGTTCTTCGTATTGCGCAAATCTTGTTGGAGCATAAACTGCTTGTAGAGCGACTGATTGATAGCGAGCGAGACACTTGCTATCTCCTCAATGAGCTGTCGGTCCATCTTGTTTTCGTATTCCTCAAACCAATCGTCTTCACCAAGGTCGACACGTGCCGTATCGCTCACACCTGTCACACCTTCATAGTAGGCAGAGCGACGGATGTCGGCTGAACCACCACGGAGAGAAGGGAAAAGGCGTGACTTTAATTTCTCACCACTGTTGTGCTTCATCTCTTCGACGAAAGCGTGCACGGCATTACGACCAGCGACACTCTCAGGCTGATCAGAAGATACCAACTGGAGGTGTGCACCATTGCGGAAGATGACCGAGTGCTTAGCGTAGGCAATAGGGTAGCGTGGTCGACGGAAGTGTGAAGGTAGCTTTGCTTCGCCCACCACATAGTCGATGCCATACTCTAACATTGCACGCTGCTTGCCATTCACGATGACAGGACGTGAGAACGAAGCCTGAATGTTAGGCCAGACGTTCGTCATCAAGGCGACGTAAGTCTTGTGAACAAGGAACGAAAGTTCACCAGGCATATCATTTGTAACACGAATAAGACGAGGAACGATAACGCCCTCCGTCTTACCAGTCGCACGAGCCCACTCTGCATAGAGCATATTCGGGTCGATAATATTCGCTAACAGCTGAACACGATTCATATAGTAATGCTCGAAGTCAACTGTAGGTTGTTCGTTGTTTATAATTTCATCAGTCATTTTGAATCTCCTCTACTATTTCTGCATCTTGAATGTCAGCATCACGCAGCAGTCGTTTCTTCTCCTTGTTCTCAACAGGAAGAGAATCGATAAGCTTAATATAAAAACCTTCGTTGTGCTTAGCAGCGATTTCTTTAAGATTCTTCTTCGAAAATCCAAGTTCTTCTGCTGTGAGCTCAGGAGAAATCAAGAAAAGAACACCTAAATCCCTATCTGCTTCTGCTATCTCCGAAGACCGACGACGACACTCAAGAGCAGCATCATAACACGACTTCATACCTTTATAGTCGCGATTAAGTGCGCAGAGTTTAGCAAGGTCTTCATATTTGTTTGCAAAATTACTCTCCCAAACCTTTATAGGAACATTGCAGTCAACCTGAAAGTAGTTGATTGCCTGATAGATTCTCGCCATACAAGTGCGCTCTTCTATCTTTATCCGTTGCTCAGCGTTAATACGAAGTTTCAGTTTCTTAGCTGCTCTCGTAATATTACGCTCGTGTTCGAATATCTCAGCAGACCATTGTAGCTGCTGCAAGAACAACTTAACATCTTGAGGTATGCCTTCACAATCTCCATTCGTCAAGAATGCAGATATTAGGTCAGGGTGGATGGTGTCTAACTTCTCAATTTCACTTTTCATATTCCAAAGAGTTTCATTCGTAGGTCTTTTTCTGCACGCTCATTCTTACGTTCCTCGAGTAAAGTAATAGAGTCGTTATCACCTTTCTCAGCCTTCTTAGCAAGTTCAGCGTCTATGTTATACTCTCCAAGTGCGAGACCTTGCTGGTAAGCTTCAAAATAAATATCACCAGGAAGCGTTATGCGATATAGCAATGCTTCTCGCTTAGCTTTCCTTAAGGCAAGTAGCTGACAAATACGTTCGGGGGTATAGTTTAACGCCCCGAACGTTCTGACTTGATTTACATATTCATCTGATAGGATCTCTTTTACAACTAATTCAGACATAGAATTATTTTTTTAGTATCGTCTTCCGATAAGACTACGCCATCTCTCTCTAACAGAACAGGCTGCTGTGGAAACATAGAAATAAATCTTCGTACAGTTGCCGACACATATTTAGGATCTATTTCCATTCCATACCCAATGCGGTCTGTCTGCTGGCACGCCATAATGGTTGAACCAGAACCTGAGAATACATCAACAACAACATCACCATTCTTCGTACTATTTGTAATAGGATACGCCATCAGTGCAATAGGTTTCATCGTCGGATGGATTCGATTGGCTTTTGGTTTGTCGAAATTCCAAATGGTAGTCTGCTTTCTGTCGGAGTTCCAAAAGTGAGCTGCCCCTGGTTTCCAACCATAAAGGCAAGGCTCGTGCTGCCACTGATAGTCTTGTCGACCCATTACAAGAGAATCCTTAACCCAAATGCAGCACTGTGCTATTTTGAATCCTGCTTCTCGAATAGCTCTGCGGAAATTCTCGCCTTCTGAGTCTGCATGGAAAACATAAAAAGAACCACCAGGCTTAACAATGGAAAACATAACATTAAACACAGACTGCAAGAAGCGAAGAAAGAGGTCATTCTCCATAGAGTCATTCTGTATGGTAAGTTTGCTATCTCCTCCACCTTCGTAATTAACATTATAAGGAGGATCAGTGAGAATCATATCAGCAACACGTCCATTCATTAGTGCTACGATATCGCTTTTAGACCGACAATCTCCGCACATCAATCTGTTATTCCCAAGCCTGAAAACATCTCCAGGACGAGCAAATACTTCATTATCCTCTTGTGGGATTGTGTCGACAACATCTTCTTGAATATCAGCAGTGTCACTTTCTGAGGCAAATAGTTTATCTGTACCGATTGAGAAGTCATTTTGTTTCACCTCATAGCCAAGATTGAACTTAGCAAGGTCATCGCCACTGATGTTATACTTAGTGAATAGGAGTGTGTCTGGATTCTTTTGAGCGAACTCTGAATTATAAGCTGCAATTTCTTCGACAGCTTCCTTCTTATTAGATGCTTGGATTTCCTCGTAAGGAATCTCTGGGATTTTGAATCCATAGGAGCGAAGTCCAAGAAGAGCCTTGCGCCTCTGGTGTGCATCTATAATCCAAAGCTTACCTTCAGAATCTTTCCATACTTTAAATGAATACTTGAAACCTCGAGTGATGATGAGCATCTGAAGCTTCGAAAGTTTGTCTGCATCAGGCTTTTTGAAATCTTCCTGAAGTTCGATAAAAGAGTCCAGCGGGGCAGTAGGCAAACCGCCCAAATTAAAAACTTTTATGCTATTTTCCATTGTAATTATTTATTTTGTTGTTCAAGAACCATTTTGAAAAGTCGCTCTTTCTCTTGGTACTTTTCGAGATTCCGCTTATCAGCCTCTCTTTTCTCTTTACGATCCTTGCGTTTAACGAATGACTTATAACGCTTGATGTTGTCGAGAACGTTCTTGTGCTGGCGGAGGAACTCGGCTGGATCAGTGCGGAGCAACTTAATGAGCTGGGCTATTTCTGAGCGTCCGAAGAGTATCGGGTGTTTACAGAGGAACTTACCAGTGTCGTTTAATGATTGCAGCTCGGCAAATGCTTGAAGATTGCGGATGCGCAGTTCTGCCATTTCTGCTACGGCTTGTGCGGTGGGCTTTGTCTCCAGCAATTCGTCGAGCTGCTTCATTTTTCGCCAAGTGTTGATGCGGTCGTTATAGATAACGGTTGCCATCTGTACGTCCGCATCTGTAAGGTTTTCCCAGTCTATTTTCGGGTACTCTTCTTCTTTTTTTTTGGAGCTGCTTTCGCCTTCTCCTTCTTAGAAGAAGCATCGTCCTTATCCTCTGAAGGCGCAGTAGGTTCCTCTGATGATTGCTCTGTAGACTCGTTATCTTCAGAACCCTCTCCAGATGAATCATCGCCACCCTCTCCTTCCGATGGGTCCTCGTTGCCTTCGCCACCGTTAGCGTCTGGGCTTTCATCTCCATTGCTATTGAGTGTTTCAGGATTCTCGTTGCCATCTTCAGAAGAGTTGTTGGCGTTGTTATTATCATTATCCTCGACGGCTGCTTGATTAGCATACTCACGTCGATTACGTACGATTTCGTCGTGCTCACAATGATCAAGAAGAAGGAAAAGTATCTCCTCGTGATTCTTCTCTGGCGAAAGGTCGAAGCGTGTGAAATCGGTAAGGTGAGGTGCTTTAGAGTGCAGCAGGGCAAGGTCGGCTTCCACAACTGTAGGGCTTACCAACTTATGGAAGTGCGTTAATTTCTCTTTTGCGCTGTACATATTGTAAAAGTAAAATGGTGAATAACTCCCCTCCCGTATCAGGGAGGGGTGAGAGGTTAGGCTTCAGTTCTTGAAACCTCGACAAGTGTTGTGGTGTCAAGAACACGGAAGGTGATTGATGCGCCAGTCTTCGCAGTCCACGTAGCACCCTCCTCGAGTACGAAGGTAGAACCGTCAGCGATGGTGGCAGCCTTATCGGTACCAGCACCAACGAGTGTGATATATCTACCCTTATCGCTCTTACTGAGTCCACTGACTGTAGCGATAGCAGCTGCTGCTGACGTTCCATTTGGAATCGTGTATGTATTACTGCCTGCTGTGATAGCTACATCTGTAGCATCCGCATTGATGGCAGTAGCAGCAGTAACAGCTGGGTTACCAGTGTAAATCAGTGGAAGGTCTACAGAGCTGCGCTTGAAGGTAAGCGTGGTGTAACGACCATCCTTATCGTCCTTCGTCTCAGTGTTAGAGAGGATGATAGGACGCTCGAGCTCACCAACGATGTACCACTCCTTCTTCTTAATATGCTTATAAAGAGCGATAAACTTACCACCGCTGTACTCCTCAATGAAGTTATAAAGGTTTGCACGAGCTCCGCCCATTACCATTACAAGCTGATTTTCGCCTGTGGTAGTGATGTCGCCCTTCTCTGTGGTACCAGTGAAGGTTGGAATGTCGTGTGCCTCGAAGTAGTGTGGTATCTCATTCGGTTTCAAAGGAACAGGCGCAACCTCACGATTAGCGTTAGGTTGTGGGAACTCCTTGGTGCGGTCGATTTGATCGAGCGCAATGAGATATACGATGTAAGAGATAGCACTACCGTGTGTATCTCTATCGGATACATCGTCTACGTGACCGAGCAATGCCATAGAGGCGAAGGTAACACCTGAACCAGCAGCAGCACCGAGAGAATGGTCAAGCAAGGCTGCTACGAGCATGAGGATGCCAAAAATAGCAAACGTAGCCATGAACATATTGCGTGACTGACGATTTGCGTAGTTAAATCCTTTCATAGGATTATACGCACGATAGCGTTTCTGAATATTGGGCTTTTTCATTTCTATTTCTATTAATGATAATTATTGATTTAAGAAAGGAACTGAAGAGGTAAGCCGTTCCGAGCTTTTAATTCCATCGACTTTCCTCCCAGTTCCTTAGTCATTCATCTATCGTCCACCTGGTACGTTAGGTTGCAACTCCTTGTTGATGGTGCGCTTGCCACCGACGCAACGCTCCAACTCACGGAACTTGTTGTCAGCACCAAGGATCACCATGATGTAGTCGCCTACAGCTGTAGCGGTGAAGGCAGCCGTGATGCTATCGAACTTACCACTATTGGTAATCTTTGGTAACTTAGTTTTGTCACCACACTCGATGCAGTAAGCTACACCAGCCTTTGCATTCTCGATATCGGTGATAGTTGTCAGTGTTGTGGTACTGTCTGTGACTTGCCAGAATCCATTGTTACCATCCACCTTATCGGTGATAGTTGCAGCAAAGAGGTTGATGAAGATCTGCTGCCACTCGTAGTTGTTCTTGTCCATCTCATCCTTAGTTGAGAAGCGACGACCAGTGAATGAAGCAGAAGTTCCTTCCTTCCACACACTCCAAGCACGAACCTGCTCCATGTTCTCTTGCATCTTCACAGAAAGCATCTCACCAGGAACAAACTCCAAGAACTGAATGTTACCTGGTTCGTGCAACATCATGAACGGTGTCTGACCGAGGTATGGCAACCAGATGATACGCATTGTAGTGTCTGGTACCACACTCAACGCACCCATAGGTCCAGTGAAGTCTGTATCCTTACCGTAAGTAGAACGTACGTTCTTAATCCACCATGCCTGATGGTTCTTATTCAAGTAAATGAAGTGGTTGTCGAGATCCATGTCCTCAGTGATTGAAGCACGAACGTCAGCAATAAACTCTTGAACAGAAGTGAGGAAACTTGCCTGTGTATAGGTGCGATATGTACTATCATCGTGTGGTTTGATGTCGTACTGGTGTACATAGCGCAGCAAGGTGTAGAGAACACCAGTAGCAGCATTGAGGTAGCTACCTGCAACACCCTTATCAGGTTTCACGTAGATACCACGCATACGGCGTTTGTTCTGCTCAACCTGTGCAGCACGGAGGGTATTGAGCAACTGGTACTCAATCATAGACCACTTGATAGGGTCAGAGCCTTCCTTGTTGAGATACCCGATGTACTTACGCTCGATCTCTTTCATCGGACCCCATTCCATCTTAATCATGGCGTCGTCAACGTAACCATAGTGGTTCTCAATCTTCATACCGCCCTTGAAGACCTCACCAGACTGGTAAGCCTGAGAAACCTCATCGAAGAAGGCGTTGAAAACAAGACCACGGTCCTGGTAACCGTAAGCGACTGGGAAGAACTGAGTAAGGTCACGTACCTGTAGAACACGAGCGATGAGTGCATCCTGACGAAGTACAACGAACTGATCGCCAAGACCTGCGTTGTCTACTCCATCGTAGTTAGTAGCGTAAGTACCCTTTGCAAGTGCAGCTGCATCAAGCATTTTGTTCTGCTGAAGGTACTGATAGCGGTGCTTGAGCGAGTTAGCATAATTGCGTACCTCCTTATAGAAGGCAGCACCATCAACCTGCTCGTCAACCTCTGGCAGAGCTGCTGCTGCACGTGGGTTAGCTGCAATCTGATTCCAACGATTCTTCATTGAGAAGAAAGGATGCTCAACACCGAAGAGATAATCAGCTGTGTTTGCGAAACCATTAACACTTAGAGGAACAGCATTCACTGTTTGCGCAGGAACATCAGGTGCAGGGTTTGAACCCATCGCCTGAATATCAGCACGCATACCCTTAATACCCTCAAGGATACCCTCAAGAGTTGCGTTACCTTGCTGTGCAGGCTGCTGACCACCATTATCATCAGCTGCTGCTGAAGGCTCACCACCATTCAGAACTGACTGAATGGTGTTCAGCATCTTCTGAAACTCATCCGCCTGTTGAGCTGTCTTCTGTGCAGCTTGTTCAGAAGCAATGTCATCAGCAAGCGTACTCTGGTACTTCTTCTGATACTCTGCTACGATAGAGTTGAACTCATCCTGTGACAGACTTTTGTCTTCGAATTTCTGCTTAAATCCAAGGAATTCGATGACACTTGTAAGTTTTTCTTTTAAACTCATAAATAACTAAAAATTAAAATGATACATTTATATGTTGTAAACGGCAGTTTTAAGTTTCTTTGCCTCAGTATATTCACGCCCCATCGTAGCAGTTTCAACGATAGCTTCTACCATCGTCTTGCTACCATCTGTTAGACCGAGTTCCACAGCCTGAGAAGTGTAGAAAGTTTCACCACGCAAGACAGGAGTATCGTCTGGAAGGTCAGCAATTTTACTACGCTGTGAACGAACCTCGCTTAAGAACTGTGCATTCATTGGGTCGAGGATGTCTTTCACAAATTGCTCATCCTGACCTTTACGAAGATCATCGAAGACCTTGTTCTTCAAGTCAGACTTAGTTGCTTTTGCTTCGACCTTCTTAATGCCGAGCTTCGCAAAGTATTCTTCAAAATCGTAGAAGCTACACATAGTTCCTATGCAACCTACATAGTCATTCTGTGTCATAGCGTAGATACGCTGACCGTGGCATCCGATATAATATCCAGCTGAACAACACATCTGCTCATAGAAGGTGAGGATAGGCTTCTCGCAGCTGCGTAGTGTTTCGCTCAAGCGGTCGAGGTACCACGCTTCACCACCTGGTGAATTGATGTGAAGGAAGTGACAAGAGATTTGCGGATTAGCTTCTGCTGCAAGCAGGTCTGATTGCAACTGCTTACTTGAGAAGTAGTAATACGAATCAGACATCACGGTACCGAACACACGATGATAAGCAATACTGTTATCAGGCAGTTGCTCATCACTGAACTCATCTGTAAGGGTAATAGGAGCGGTGTTTTCTTGATTCGTTATCTTCTGAATATCCAAGAGAGCAAGATGTGACTCGAGTTGATACCAAGAATGACTACCAAGATAAGTAATCATTTCATCCTTCGTCATACCGAATGCTGACTTCACTTCGGGTTTTTCGGGTGTCTTACCATTGAGCGGAAAGGCGGTCAGCATCGCCTGTCGGAATCCGTCAATGGTAATAAACAAGGGCTTTCCCGAGGAGAGTAGAGACTGTAATTCTTTCATCAATATTCTTTTTGATGCGAATTTACTATATAATAAGGTGTAGGCAAAAGACCTACAGAAGGGGGTCTGTGAGCATTTTACACTTGATAACGAGGTTTGCGGAGTTCAAATTTGAAGATATCTGAACTCGTGCAGGAATTTCAGACGTGCCGATGTTATGAGTTTTCCTATCAGATGTTTTGATTGTAACGATAGCACTTCTCTCTATTGAGAAGGCTCTGCGGGTTTCCTCGTCAGGCAAGTCTATTACTATGGTTTTATCGCAGTTCCAATAATTACCAGCTTCATTGTCAGTAAGTTGTGGTATATACGTGAAGGTATCGGCAACGAAATCATACACTTTCTTCTTTCCTTCTCTATTTGGATTTACAAGTCTCACTTGTACGGTGTTTAAAAATTCTAACATATCATAAAACATTTGAGTGACAAAAACGATAGTTTGGTATGTATTAAAAAATATTAAATACATGCAACTTTTTGATACTTACGAACCTTCTTGGGTCTAAGTCGGTTTCGGAAGCGATAGTAATTCTTCAATAATGCATCTGAAGATATAGACTTCAATTGATAGCTACGAATGAAGTCATAGATAACATCGAGGTTTCTCTTCTGTCGACCGAACTCTTCATTCTCCAATAGAACACGATGGAGTTCGAAATTGAACATCCTTCGTATCTGAGCTTCTATTTCCTTAGCTGCTGCTGGAGATAGGTAGTTGTAATAAGCAGGATCTTTCCAAGGGCTTGCGATAACACCAGCCTTACGCTGTGGTAAGTGAATACGGAGGTTGCCATTTATAACATCAGGTTGATTGCTACGCTGCTTTGTCATATTCTCCCATACGCAGAAGTATAGGTCTGTGGTGCTTGGAATCTTAACACCACCAGTGGCGGTATCTTTACAATATTTTGCACTTATATATTCTGCAAGGTACTCCTCAATTTGAATTGTGACAACTCGTTTCGCAGTCCATTTTTTTTTCTCCATATCCTTTTTTAGTTTTTAGCCGTCCTACCGTCCTACATTCCTACAAAATTAGACTTAATTAACGCAAAATTACAGATTATCAATGAGATAACAAAATTTTATCACTCAAAAGTTTTACTATTTCACTCTCTTTTTTCATCCTACAATCCTACAAAAACACATATTTTGTAGGACGACGAATCCAAAACAGAGAAAAACACGAAAAATCCTATTTCCTACAACGTCCTACAATCCTACAAATAAACAATTAAAATCTATTTCCTATAATAATAATATAACTATTTGATTTATAGGTATATATGTATATTATAGGTTTGAAAAGAAAAACAATTTGTAGGATTGTAGGATTGTAGGACGGTGTTTTTCTGAAAATTTATTTTCAAAAGTCATGTTTTCGAGGTTTCTTCTGAAAATTGGGGGTACGGGGGATTTTTTCGCCACCTTCAGTAATAAAGAATGTGATATAGATGTGATATGGTATTGATATGATATGTGATATAGATAGAATAAAATGAGCCGTGCCTATTCATCCGAACTGGCACGGCTCTAAAGGAATTTGATACTTTCATTAAAAAGGTTCATCACTTCCGTCTGAAGGCTCAAATGGCAATTCTTGCGGAAGAGTTTTTTTCGGTGGTTCTTCAGTTATGTTAGTTACCTTAGTTTCGACTGGCTTGCATTCTTTACTGTCGTCAGCATAGTCTCTTCTAAAGTCGATATTGTATGACTCGACAAACTTGTCGTAATCTATAATGATAGCACTTGTAGATGTGCTCTTCTGCTTGCGCAACTTAACCATACTTCCATCACGAAGGTCTGCGTCGTCAACCGTCTCCTCCCATATGAATCTTCTTGAAGATACTGTTCCGACGTATGAAGAATGACTACGTAGGTTTTGTTCTATCGTTGACAGCGTGCTATTCTCATTGTTATATCCGCTTCTGTCGAAGATACTGAAGACTGCACTCAAGCGTAAGAACATAATGTTCGAGCCTGCTTCGAAGGTGAAGGTCTTTGAATCCCCACGTGAATCTTTACCTGTGACCTTCTTAGGTTGCTCGATAAGGAACTCACGTCCTTCAATGACTTGCTTCGTGTCAATCATATTATTGACAGCAGTGAAGAACATTGCGAGCTTGTCCGTACTGCGAATGAGTGATAACTGGAATTGTACCTTCTCTTGAACAATCTTGAAAAACTCATCGTAGGTGAATGGTAGGCGAAGGTTGGAATATCGCTCTATCAGTTTGACAGTTCCCAAGAAGAGGGATGCTGTCTTCATCAGGCGGTCCATCTCACCAGAGTTAATGATGTCTTGCTTCAGCTCGTTATACGCTTCTTGTTTAAGGCTTCTGAAATGGTCCATGAACATAGGACGAAGTTCCAGGATCTGAAGGAGCACGTTTGAAAGACCTATCTTATTTGGGTCTTCAATAGTCTTTAGTTCTTCAAAGAGGCGCACTTCTTCTGGTGTGCGGTTTCGAGGCTTTGGAACCTCGCAAACAATAACACGACTCATAAGAGCGTTGTCATCACGCTGTGGTGTCTCTTGACCGCAGATGATGACAGGGGCAAACACCTTATCGTTTTCAATCTCTCGTCCAGAGGTTCCTTTTCTCTTTTGCTTACCGTCACCGTCATATACGATACCTTTCAGAGCTTGGAACTTGGTATCGCTGATGTCCTTGTTATTGTATTCGTCAAGTACAACGGGGACATCCTTGAATGTACCCATAATGGTAGACATTGCAGCATCGGTACCAGTGTTAAGATTGAAGATAGGTATATTAGGAGAAATGAATAGCGACCGAATTGATATCGCTATCTGTGTCTTACCAGATGACATCGGACCCATAAAGAAGGGAGCGGTGAAAAGTCTATCGATGCAGTGGATGTTGCTTCTGAAGGCGCACATAATTGCGAAAACTAAAGCCCACTTACCATTGTCGTTAATCTTATATACCTGGTCCATTAACGAAGCCCACTTTTCGAAGTTGACCTTCTTCTCAGCTGGGACCTCCTTGTATACAAGCTGACTGATGAGCTCGTACTTATCTGATTGCTTACCACTACCTGCATAGATAGTTGAAAAAGCAGGAAGGTAGTAATTGTTCTTATTATGCGTAACCACACCCAATTCGTTAACTGGGTCGAACACCCACTGACCGTCTACGTTGTGAAAGATACCATTCGCAAAGGCAAAGAACTGTTCATCTGTCTTTCGACTCATACCTTCGCTCTGCTGATTACCGTAGGTCTTCACCTCGGAACACATCACGAAGTGGCGACTCATATATGTTTTAATTGCCTTCCATTGCCATTCTTCACCATTGAAGTTCACCGCTTCGTAGTTGATTAACACCTCCTCGATTGAAGACATCTTCAGCATAGCTTTAGAAGGTATCTCTATATATATAGGTGTCTCGTAATATCTACGATTGATGCGCAGCACACGCTTGTTCTGTTCGAAATCATCTGAAAAGATATGGAGCAATGGCGTCATAAAGAAGTCCGCAACTTGAGTCATGCCATTACCATTCTTGTTGCGAAACATGTAGCACACTGGCTCGCTCTTCTTGTTGAGACGTGGATAATATCCACTCTCCTTCCACATTCTTCTGTACTCTTCATTTTCTTGTACATATTCTGGTGGTTCGTTCACATCGAACTCTTCGTCATCGAGGTTGTCTGCTTGCATGCTCACCTTCATTGCAGACTTACGCTTGAGAACGAATGGCTTTCTGATTTCGTCGAACTGTCCCTTAGTTAGCTTGAGCAAAGAACAGTAATGATTTCTATTTATGGTTATAACAGTATCGTCAGCGTAGGATGTTAGTTCGATACAACGTGAGACAAGAGGGACTCGGTCTCCATTGAAGTTTTCGAAGAACTTACCGTGCAATGCTATGTAATAATCAAGGAACGAGCCTGTACTATCACTGAAGGTCATGTCTATCCTAATACCTGCACGAAACATCTCTGTGAGAGTATGCAAGTAATTGTTTTCGTCGCCATCATCAGTAATATCACAACCAGTCTCTGAGGAAACAAAATAACAGTAGACACGTCGTAATTCTTGAATATCATTCGTTGACGGGCGACCAGACACATACACGATAGGTTCTTCGCCATAGCCGTCGAGAAAATCCTGCATAACAGAGGTGATAATAGCAGGACGGTCGCTTTCAATATTCTCCTTTAGCGCATCGATTCCGAAGATACCAGCCTGTGTATTTGTATTAGCAACAGATTCTTTTAGTTGAGTACGAATACTTCGCACCTTATTATCGATGAGTCCGATTTTGCTTCGGAAATCTTCTGCAATTGATTTAATGTACTCCAAACGCAGAACAGAGTCTTGCACACAGGCTACGAGGGAACAGATGGAGTTTAAGCAGTCTGTGATAACTGTCTCATCCTTGCAGCCTCGTGGAAGAATCATTCGCTTAAATGCCTTTGGAAAAGGTTCTGTGAGTTCCTTTAACTTCTTGCTTGTAAGGCTTCCGTGTGCTTTAGCGAACTCGTCTGGGTCCATACCTTTTTCAAGACGGATGCAGCGCACCTTTGCCCCAGCCTTCAAAAGTAGCTCGCAGTTCTTTAACGAAGCCTTGACACCAGCAGGGTCGGCATCGTAAATCATTATGATATCATCTGTGAAGCGAAGTAGTAATTTCACTTGATCTTCAGTGAATGCGGTACCACTTCCACCTATAACATTCTCGACACCTACCTTATGCAGAGACATTACGTCAAACTGACCTTCGACAAGATAAGCGAAGCCTGTCTTACCAATACTTTTGCGTGCCTGGTATAATCCGAATATGTGCTTACCTTTCGTAAATAGAGGTGTTTCGCCTGTGTTTACATATTTACCAGTCTTATCGTTTGGAGTCACGATTCGACCAGAGAATCCTATGATATGACCTTGCATGTCATAGAAGGGAAACATTAAGCGGTCACGGAACCTGTCGTATAAGCGACCTTCGCTATTTCCAAGCACATCTACTTCTTGCAGTAAATCTTGTGAATAACCAGCTCTTGACAGCTCTGCAAGCGCAAGGTTACCCATAGGAGCATAACCTACACCGAAGTCGGTCAATGCTTTGTCCGAAAGACTATATCCACGTGATGCAAGGAAACTCTCTGCTTGTCCAAGGTTCTTCTGAAAGAACTTTGCAGCAGCATCTATTGCGATACGTTGCGCTTCCTTTCTCTTGTAGGCAGCTTCTTCCTCAGGTGTGAGTTCCTTGGTAGGAAACTCGATGCCTGCTTGATTAGCACACCAGCGCAGAGCCTCTATGAAGCTTAGGTTTAGGTGATGCTGTACAAATGATATAACATCTCCACTTGCTCCGCACACGAAGCAGTGATAAGTCTGTCTTGATGGACTGACGACCATAGATGGTGAGTGGTCATCATGAAAAGGGCATACACCCTTATAGTTCGCACCTGTCTTGTGCAGGCGAGTAAAGGTTTCTATTACATTTACAATGTTTAGAGCTGACTTTACCTTTTCAATGAAATTCTTATCTATCATATTCCTTATTCTTCATTTTCCTCGAACAAATCCAACTGGCGTGATTCAAGTGCCTCTTGTAAGGTTACGCCTAAGTATTCAGCTACCGCAGCATACTCTTTGCTGCTGATGTTTTTTCGACCATAGTATAAGTCCCAAAACCGACGTTGATTAATCCCAGTTTCCGTGTAAAAGGTTCTTGTAGGCGTGAAGTCTTCGGGATGTCGGAACTTTATCTTCAACATCTCCATAAGTATGTTGCGCTTGACTTGCAATCCGACCGTAAGGCGATTGCGTAAAGCAAAGAGGCGAACAGACATAGCACTTCTGTTCAATGCTCTTCCCATCTGTTCAAATGACAGCTTACCAAGATTATTCTTGACAAAGGTAGCATCTTCTTCTGTCCACCGTTTATTAGCTATTTTGTTTCTAATCATATCTGTAGGAGTTTAAGATGTGAAAACTATCCCTTTCGAGTTAGTGCTTGGTTATACTGGTGATCAAACCGCATAATCATGATGTTGTCAGTTGGATGAAGACGCCCAAGTTGACTCTGAACATATACTCGAAGTGCTTCGTGTAATAGTCGTAGTTCTCGCTCTGACAAATCTTGGACAGAGAAGTTTCCCCAGTTATCTTTATCTATAAACATTTCTTTCTTAGATATTCTGTCAGCCCTTGCCTGATTTTCTTTCGTACTGACGGGGTTAATTTTAACTTTTGATTAGGAGCCTTGTGAGAAAACCGAAAAGACATTCTAAAACCCATTTTGCGGATAGCCTTTTTTCTAACTTTTCTAATGCTGGTCATAGTTATTCAAATTTAAGGTCATACAATTTGTTTCTTTCCAGTGAGCTACCAAAGACTCCTACAAGGTCCCCATCTTCTTTATTTTCTCTCCATTCAAAATCAGTAGAGAAAGCCTCTCCTTTATCATTCCAAATGATACCTTCATTCTCAAGGTGACCAGTTACTTGACGAACATTCGAATGGTTTAGCTTCATCTCGTCTATTACGATACCTAAGTTTAATGCGTCAATTGCTTTCTCAAATTCCTTTGTTTTCATAAGATTGTTTTATTTGTTTTACATTCTTTTTCTGTAGAATACTGAACATACTTTTCAAGTAAGTTACAGTAGATACCATTTATGCACATGCGATGAGAGTCGCAGTTTAGACATTCTTTATGCATCAGGGAAGAGTTCGTTTTCAGGTATCTTAAGATACTCTGAGATTACCTTTCTCTTCTGGGGGGCTGGAATAAAATCGCCTCTTAACCATCTATAGACAGTACTTTCATTAACACGGCATAACTTCATTATCTTTGATATCTCTTCTTTGCGCTGATTGGGAAGAGAATATATGTACTCTTTGAATCTCATTTTTATTTTTTTTATATTCTTTTTATTGCGTCCTCGATATATTTTTATTATTTTCGTGGCGCAAGTAATACTTGCGTAGCGCAAAGGTCTAACATTTATTTGAAATAACCAAATAAATGAGAGCTTATTTCTCTCATTTATTGAAAAATAATGAAAATGGAAGAAGAAACTATTACTAATCGCATCGTTCAATTGATGAACAAAGAAGGGCATACGATAAATACGTTCGCTCGAAAATTGAATATCTCTTGGACTTCAGCTAATAATATCATCACTGGTCGCAACACACCTAACTATGATACCATAGTTAAGATTTTAACGAGTTTTGAAAACATTGATGCTAACTGGTTGATAATGGGGCAGGAAAGACGAGAAGAAACTAATGAGGATAAACTTTATTCTGTTATTTCGATGCAACAGAAAACCATAGAAAATCAACAGAGAACAATAGACCGATTAACAGCGAAGCTCGTTGAAAATGTATCTAAAGATTCTGTTAAAAAAGTGGCAAATGCCGTATAATTAAGATGCGCCTTAGAGGTGTTTAAGAGTGTTTTTACGGTGTTTTTATTCAAACATTTTAATTAAAAAATCACTCAAATGTTTGATAGCGAAGACAATGTAATATTTATATTGTCGGTGAAAACTCGGTGAAAATTAACTAAGAACTAAAAATAGCCCTATTGAATATCAGCAAGTTAGAAATGTAAATTTTAAATCTGAAATCTGGTCATCCCGACTGTGAAATATGATTACAAAAGAGGCTGTTATGGCCTCTTTTTTGTTTATAAAAATCATACAGATGACCTACTTTATGTCATATGTCCCTTTAGCCCATGTTGAGAGTGGGCAATAATAAATCCTTTCTTCCCTTTCTTGTAAGCGTGAGGATGCTTAGCACATGTTGTGCGGAGCCTCAGCACCAATGGTGCGCATGGTGAACATGCATGATGCGGGGACTTAGCACTAATCGTAAGGAGGGTTTATAAATCTTCAAAAAGTTCTGTTGCGTTCGTATAGGACAGGTTGTCAGCGTGTTACGCTATAATGTAAAGGAGGGAAGTAGGGGCTACCTTCCCACTGTCCTCACCTCTTACCTTAGAAAGAAAAGTGTTTATTCGAATTTTATAGATTTGATAAGTTCGGTGATATAACCGACAGATACACCATTGTCGAAGGCAGATATGATACAAGCCTTCTCTTTCTTCTTATCAATAAGGATACAGTAACGCCAGAAAACAGTTTCTCCTTTTTTCTCAATCTTCCTGATGCGGTATGTACAAGTATTGCCGTTAATGTTCTCTTGACCCTCTGCAATTAGTTGAGGAGAAACGTCATCGAAACTTTTGAGTATTTCCTTTTCCCAACTCCTATAAACTTTTTCTGTATATTCGTCAGATAAATAGAATGCAGTTAGGCCCGCACTACCAACGTATTTATTGTGTAATTCGAACAAAGGGTCGATAGGTAACTTTTCTTTAAACTGTTGCCTTTCACAGGTGAAACCTTTGGGGATTGTAAAGATAAACACTCCGTTGGTACGTTGGTTAGGCTGTAGCTTCCTGCTAAGCATCTCTTTTCTCTGCTTAGCCTTGGTTGTAAAGTTCATTACTAAATCTGGTGTTCCTAAGAGGAATAGCACGACTGATGTGGTGAACAGGCCTATTATGA